TAGCATTTCCTAAAAATAAAGTATTATCTTTTTGTGTTATAGTTCCAAAGACTACATCCTCACCCCCTACATATAATAGTTCAGTAGGGTCTATACTGGTTCCAGTAGTACCATTATCTATATAAGTTAGAGTAGTTGTAGCTCCTATAACAGAATTAATAGGAATATCTACTACATTAAGTACATTAGGAGTAGCATTTATGCTTGCTCTATGAATAGAGTAAACTCTTATATAGTCAAATCTTGTATCTGCATTCTCAATGGTAATAGTAAAGCTATTACTTACTTTCTCTTCTGGAGAGGCTCCTCTACTTGCAAAGGATATATATTCAAGGGGAGAGGTATAAAATATATTACTCTCCTGCCCATACTTATTATAATAAGTGAAAGCATACTGAATTACCCCTGATGAAAATAAACCACTTGCAAGGTCATTTCTTGTAACTGTAACAGTTTCTTTAAGACCTAAGTCCTGCACAAAGTTAAATGAATTATCATCCCATTTAGCCTTTACATCATCTGTAGCCACAATATTAATGACCCTTGACTGATTTAATCCATCAATCCAATATACCTTCTGAATATTATCATTTTCATACACACCAATATTCTCAATAGGATAGTCTGTACTAAAATTCAGATTACCTGAGAATAGAAGTAGAGTCTCAAAATAAGTACCCTTATTCTCAAGTCTGTATATATTATCATTTGTACCCTTTGTAAAAAGGGTTACATAGTTATTAAGCACATTCTGTCCAAGTAATACTCCATCAATAGCTACAGGGTCTCCAGAAGGAGATTGTAATGGTATCTCCTTATTACCCTTTTCATTGGAAACACTTAGTAAAGTATCATGTTCCCTTGCAGTTATTCTAATGTTTTGTGCATCATAACAAAATTCAGGATTAAATTTTGATACAGATAAATCTCTCTGCATTCCCTTTACCCAGTGTTGTTCTTTCTTTAGTGCCATATTTATTCATCTTTATATTTCCATTTATAACCAGCTCTGGATTTTCTTTCTCCCTTACAACATCTAATAATGTCTCTATCAGATTTTATATTAAGACTTCTTGCAGCTTCTTTTATAGAAGGAAACTCTCTTATAAATTCCCCACTTAAACTGAGTTGGATAACTGGTTTAGCTAAAAGGGTTTTTACTATAGTTACCCCTTTAATATACACATCTTTACTCATAGGTATTCCTTTCATAGTATCAGAAATCTTCTTCTTATGTTCTTCTGAGAGCTTTCTATCTTTCCTTTGAGTTGACCATATAATTCTTGTATGTACAGTAGGAGTCCAACTACAACCTAAGTGACCATCACCTCCATCAGTAATATTATAAGAGACTCCTAAGTTCTTATAATGTCTTATTAAATCTTTCTCTAAATTCTTAGCTCTTTCTTCTGTAAGGTTTGTAAACAGAACTTGGTGTTTTATATTATCCCATCCATATTTATCTATAGCATTTTGAAATAGAATACAATTAGAGTACCCCGTACCATATCTCCACCTTCTGTTAATCTCTTTAGAGGTAATACCTACATAAATCTTACCAGAAGGAGAAACATGTCTATAAATAGTCCACTTAGTGACTTCTGATGTATTCTTTATTTCCAAGATTTTTGAATCCATATCTAAATTCATTAGTTCTTGGAATTAACTGGTTCCAAGAATTTGTTATTGCCTCCATCTCACTAACTGATGGAATTAAGAACTCATTGTTGCACTGCCCAGCAACAAAAGCATAAGACTGTTGAGTATTATTTAGTACAGCAGGACTTATCTTACCCATATCAAAAAGGATAGTGAACCATTCTTTCTTAATGTATAGTTCTAGTGCTTTAAGGAAGATAGAGTTATCCGGAATTAAAGGAAGACCCTCATCATCCAACATAATAGCTTTATAACTAATATCTATCTTCTCATGTCTTATTGAAGTGAATATTACTCTACCTTGTGTCTTGAAAGAAGGTTCTCCCCTCTCTCCCCAATTTCCTCCTTCATGGTCATGAGTAGGATAGGCATTGAAATTATCAGTCATTGCCCTAAGTGCTATTCCATTCTTATGTAACCTGACCTGATTAATAGAGACTAAATCACATGGAAGTTCACCTCTATACTCCTTAATATCTATAGTTTCTATCTTATCAACATAGACATTAGGAAGCCCCATTGCACCAATAAAGTCCAGTGTATATTGAATAGCTGTCTCAAGGTTGAGGTCAGTAAGTAGTGGGTGTCTTAGTAACCTATCAAGCACTACTCTTATATTTACAAAATTATTATTCTGTACCATTTTTAAATTTCCATTTAAAACCACCAGCAGATTTAATTACTAAGTGGCAACATTTGTTAATACTATTATGAAATACTCCAGTAACTCTCTCAGCCTCCATAGCTGAGGCAAATTCGGTAATATTACCATCAGGTTTAATTTGCAAGACAGCCTTACTATGAGCCTTCCCTATAGCCTTTTTGTGTTCATCGGTTCTTTTAAGACCAATATTATGTTTCCTTAAAGATTCTACTAATTCAATAGGTTTCTTTTTGCCTTTGTTAGCTATACTAATCTTATTTTTAGTAGCTTGAGATACTACCTTGCCTTTTCTTCCAATCTTGCTCCTATGCTCCTTAGACAGTTTCTTTCCTTTATGGGCTATAGAAAGTTTCTTCTTATGGGATTCTGTAAGATGTTTTACACTATGACCATCTCCACCATTAGTTATATTATAAGAGATACCAAGTTTCTTATAATCTTTAATTAATTTCTTCTCTAAGTCCTTAGCAGCTTTCTCTGCAAGACCTGAAGCTATAATTATATGTTCAAAATTATCCCAACCATATTTTATAATAGCATTGTAGAAATGTTTACATGCCACATAATTCTTTCCATTATTCCACCTATCATTTGGATTAGCTTTAGAAGTAATGCCTACATAAAATTTATTAGAAGGAGAAACATGTTTATATACTATCCAAGTCTTAACCATATCTTAATTTCTTTTCTAAGTAAGGAGCATCTATTAAACCCTCCTTTATTCTTTGTTTAAGTCTTATCTTTAAATCTTTATTGAATAAGAATTCATAATAAGATTTATTGTTATAAGTAGCTGACTCTCTATTGTAATATATCTTAAAGATTTCACTCTCTTCTACTCTAACTAATGTCTTATCTTTGAAAGCCTCTTCATCTTCATACCATAGTTTAAGTGTCCTATCCCAGTCTATAGGAAGGTTAGTATGAATCTTTCCATCCTTTCCTAACCTCACTCTCCTGTCATACTTTCTTACTTCAATAATACCCATTGATTTAGGAAGTCTGACATCATTACCCATCAACAATTCATCAACCAAAAGTAAGTTTATCTTTCTTATGATAGCAAAATATTGTGACTCAGTGAGAACATACTCCTTACTATCAGGTTTATTCTTTCTGTAATACTTATATCCATCATATACACCCAATGAATTTCTTACTTTATACTTTCTTGGTTGGTTGACCTTCTTTATCCTCCTTTTAAATTCCCCCAGTGTCTCCATCATCTCTTATTCAAATCATCCAAATCATCATGAGCATTATTCTGTTCATCCTTAGGACTATACTCAGGACCTCTTAATTCTTTCATTACTAACTCTATAAGTGGAGGAACTAAAGAATCTTCTATTGGAAACTCCTTATCCTCTAACTTGCATATTGCACCATTCTCTTCTGGACAAGCTAATTCTGATGCTTCTTTAGCATCTTCAAAGATTGCATTGAAACTCACTTTCTCAAGATGCAGGAATTGAGGATTCCATGACTTGAAATATAGATACCCATCAGGAGCTTTTGAACAGTAGATTATATTTCTAAGGAACTTATTATAACCTACATACCTCATTCTATCTCTACTTATGTAAGTAATCTCCCCTTGATAGAAATCCATAGGATATACTCTTGGATTACCTATCATCATAGTAGTAGGAACCTTATTCTTACTTCTTAGATAGGAGCTACCTTCACAAGGTTCTCCACTAATAGCTGGAACCTCCATAAGGTCTAAACATATACTCTGATAGTCACTATCTGGTATCTGTTTCTTTATGTCAGAATATCTCTGTTTCAGTAAGAATGACCTATACTTTACAAGCAGAAATATTAAATGGTCTTTTGTATAAAAACTATCATCACTGGATAGCTTCAATTCATCAAGACACATGTATATAATTTCATTATATGTCATAGTTTTACATATTTAATTAAACAATTAGACCCTGCAAATATAAGTATTATAACTTATATAAGCAAGGTCTTTATTATTTTTGTATATAAAGTATAAGTATTATTATGCTTCTACTCTAAAGTTATCATCCTCATTACTTCTTAATATACTATCCTCTGTTATTCTTGGTACAAATGTTCTATTGTTAGAATGAACCAAAGTATCATAACTCTCAAACATTGGAAAGTCTATCATACAAGTACTTCCTGCCAGACAGTATAGTGCATTGACTATATTTCTATAATCATCTTGTGTCACATAATAAGACATTTCTCCTGCTAACATTTCTTCCATGAAGAAGAGAACAATTATCTTATCTACATCACTGTACTTCTTATATCCAAATTGAGATAGAGTAGTAAAGTATCTTGTGATGGCTTCCTCAGACATTTCAAGCATTTTATCCATAACACCCACAATTAGAAGTTGGAGACTTGCAATTATTCTTTATAAAGAACTTATTCCAGTACTTAATAGCTTGTAGGTAGTTTCCTGTTCTAACACAAAGTTCAATTGCCTTTAACTTAAGTATCATATCAATGAAGCCCTTCGGTATATTACAATCACATTCTACTTCCTTTAGATACTTAAGAGTCTGCTTGTATATAGGCTGTAAGTTAATTACAGTACCTATTATTTGTCCCTTATCAAATCCATATGGAGTATCAGTTGATGGAGTACCTTTAGACTTCACATACACAAAGAACATAGTACTGCAAGGAGAAACCTTTAAGTCTTGAATATTCAATTCAAGTCTTACATTCTTCATTTGTTGTGTGCCATAAGTGAAACAATATGATTCATCTTCCTCAACTCTTACTGGATTGCAACTAGATTGCTCAGGAAGAGAATAGGTTAAATCATAGGCATCCTCCACATTATATACATAAAGAGGGTTATCACTTGGTCCATTCATCACAAAAGTATCTTGGGTATCAATGACTATACTATCCAATAGGACATCATCAAAGTAGTCCTGATTATCTACAGATACATCTATAATAAGAAATCTGTTATCTTGTGTTATTCTTAATTCATTAAAATGTAGCATAGTTCATATTTTTAATTGATAAAAAAAAAAGGAGCATAGTTAATTCTATGCTCCTTCTAATGCTATATCACTTAGGATAAAGTAGCAATTGTAAGCCCTGATGCAGTGTTGATAGCACCAATTAGAGCATTCATTGCAGTGTGACTACCATCATCTACAGCAACCAGTGTAATAGTCTTTTCAGACTTCTGAACTGATTCATTGCTTCCTGTGTAGAAATAGTGAATATCCAGTACATCATAAACTGCACTTGGGTCTACCAAGTAAGTAGTCTTAATAGTATTAGGATAACCCATTCCTCTGTAGATGTCACCTCTTGCACCCATACAGAAGTATTCAAGGTCTGCAATAAGATGTCCATCAGGAACAGTATTAGTAGGTGTAACTACAGTTGCAACACCCCAAAGTCTATCTTCACCATTAACTGTAATAGTTAAGAACTGAGGAGTAAAAGGAATAAATGCCTGAGGCATCATACCAAGAACCCAAGGTTGTTCTGTTTCTTCAATGATGATTTGATTGTAGTCAGTTGCAGTCAAATCTGATTCCTTAGTAGCTGATGTAACTGGAACATCAGTAGAAGCTGCTGCTGCACTTACAAGATAGATATTCACAAGAGGAGTAGATTCTGTCTTATTCTCAAGATTCTTAGCTAAAGAAATAGCCATCTTCTTGTAGAAATCTGATGCAGTCATTCCACTTCTTGCAATTACTTCACCGTACTTGAAGTATTGGTCTTCTTCTGACAAACCAATATATTGTCTGAAAGCCAATCTCAAGATATAATTCTGACCTGCTACAGGAGTTGCAGATACATCTGCATCAAGAGTAACTGAGTATCTAACCAGCTTATGAGCCAGAGCATCTGATGGTGTAGCCTTTGCACTCAATACATTCTTAAGGTCAATCTTATCACTTGCTACAATCCCAGCAGGAGACATAGACTGAAAATACAGAGTAGTCTTAGCTGTATCTGCCTTTGGTACAATATCACCAGCATTTGTAAGGGCTGCTGTACTAGCTTTGAGAGCCTTTGCAACATATAGCTGTCTTACTTGATTAATAGAAATTACCATAATCTTTTTTAGTTTAATTAAACATTTATATTTATTCTTTATTTCCTGTCAGTTGAGTTTTACTTATTATGGCAAGCTGTACAGCTCTTTCAAGTATTGCTCTGTGTATTACAGGATTTAGTTCACATTCACTTTCAGTACTTACACCATTGATACTTAGTCCATCAGGTAAATCTACTAGTATAATAGGAGTTGGTTGAGAGATATATCTCATTAAATACTTGTCCACATTATACTTGCTGATTAACTCAGCTAAGTCACTTTTTATATCAAGTCTTAGTACCCTGTCTTTACTTGGTCCTCTAAATGGATTATCCTTTGCTCTATATAAATCATCCTGTGGCAATGGAACCACAATTGCCTCTATACCATCCAAGCAACCTAATCTACTATCCTTGAGGAATGCCACTTCATAAGTAATGAACCAAGTATCTTGTGGTATCTCAAAGAATACTGAATCTTTTGATAATCCTAGCTTTCCTGTAACCTTAGTACTTGTTTCATAGGTCTCCACCAAATTGCTCAAATATCTTCTTATTTCTTCTGTCTGTTCAAAGGACTTACCATAAATAATATTCCTTCCAGAGTAGATGTCAATAATTAATTGTTCTTGAGCATTAGTGAGAAATGTTGATTTCTCATATTCATCAAGGGTTATATTAGGAGTGACACCAAATGAGTTAAGTAAAGTACTGAATCCGTCAGAAAATTCTTTATTAGTCATTATTCACTTCTTTGTCCTAATTCAACACTTGCCTTTAAGTCTCCTTGGTAAGCTACCTTAGCCAATTCAACTGCTCTCTGTAATATTTCACTATGAATAATTGGGTTAAGCTCACATTCTGAAATAGTGCTTACACCATTTATTGTAACATCACCATATTCAGAAGATAGATTAGTAGTGATAATTGGAGCAGGTCTTCTTATATATCTTACCTTATAGTCTGTAATAGTTTCATTACTGTTTACTATTAATTCTACAGAGATATTGTTTATAGAAGTAGTAATTATTCTCCATGCCTGATATTTAACTGGTTCCTTATAGGGTCTTGACATAAGCCTTGTATAATCAGAATAACTGATTGGAACTATCTGTTTAGTTCCTGCATTAGTGTCAACAGCCTCATTTATAACCAAGAATAAGTCAGCAGGCAAATCATATACCTTAGCTCCCTTATCAAAGGTAATAGTAGGAGCACTTGTATTAAGTACTCCTTGCCCTACCTTTATTAATTCTGAAAAATCTATTTGTCTTTTTGGGGAATCATCTAATCCTTTTCCATACTTATTACCTGCGGGTTCAAAATGATTCTTAACTGTTTCTTCTTGAGCCTTAGTAAGCAGTACAGACTTTTCATACTCATTTAACCCCGGAGCAGCATTGCTCATTATGTTGTTATAGAGTACATCAAATTCATTAGAAAATTCATTAACATTCATATCTTTATCCTTTTAGCTTTGCTTCCAGACTGAACTTCAATTCCTGTCTCTTAGGAGCACTTAAGAACTTAGCAGCTACACTTAAAGTAGGTTCTTCATTATCTCCACATAGAGGAGAACCATCAGATTTCAGGTATAACATACCCCCTCTATTACTAATTAGACCTTCTTCAATAGCCTTCTTAATCAGAACTTTAGTATCAAGATACGGGTCTTCTGAGACTCTTAAGAAAAGTTTTGGGTCAGCTTGAATTAGCTTGTTAATCTTCTCCTGTAAGAATTCAATCTTAGTTGTCTTAGCAAGAGGTTTACCATCAATAGTTTCAATGATTACTCTCAGCTTATCAGTATCATCTTGAATTTCACCAAACTTCATGTATGACTGCATTGTAGCATTCATTTCCTTCTTAGCAGTTTTAGCTTCTTCACCTTCCTGTACAATTACAAACTGGTAAGTCATTTTAGGTCTGTCTTGCAACTCTTGAAGAGAAGATGCAATATAGTCCTTGTTTGCTAAAAGGATTTTATATTTGATATAATCATCAGGGTCAGCCAAGTTCAAGAAATTATCTTGCTTAGTTAATCTCACTGTATAATTCTCCCAGAAGTTATCTACCTTCTTATAGATAGATAGAGCATTGTATTCAAGACCCATTATCTCTTCAAGGTAAGCTTTCTCTTTATCAGTGAGTGCATTTACATACATACCAGAACTTAATCTTGGTAGAGTAAACCATCTTACTGCTGCTTCTGCCATACCTCCATATAGGATATGCTTAGGGTTTGAAACTAAACCAGTCTGCTTGGGAACAAACCTTACTATAACTCTTTCATTTCTTAGGCAGCTAATAGGTTCATCATTGTCTTCTATTACTGCTTGTTTCTTTGTTTTTCTTGTCTTTGGTTCATCAAAAAGGTTATCCACATCAGATATAACTGGTGTTTCCTTCATAATCTCTTCCTCATCCAAAATCATCTTACTAACTTCTTTTGCCATATTACTTCTCCATTTAATATCTTAAAAAAGAAAAAGGAGAGGGAGAATTTCCCCTCCCCTTTTATTTTATGCTTATCCTTGCAGAATTGCAGGAATTAATGACATAGTTCTTGTTGGGTCAAGCACACAAACACCCAAAGTAGCCATTCTGTGAATTACAGCAGAGTCCTCATCAAATGACATATAAGGATTACCCTTTTGCCCAGTGAAAGGATTTCTAATACCCCACTGGTATCCTCTGTATTCATTGTCACCCTTAATCTTACACTTGAAGATATTAGGTTGGTCCATAGTACCAATATACCAGATGTCATATCTGTAAGAGAAAGCTACACCACCCATTGGGTGAAGAATCTTGTTTCTTACTGGGTCATCATAGAATGGGTCAACATCCAATCTTACCCTAACACCATTAGGAGCCTTGTACTCAACAAATTGGAAACCAGCACCAAGTGCATTGCTGTGGAGTCTTGACTGAACTTTCTCAACAACTCTTGTAGAGTTATTATCAAGTACAAATGTAGTCCAACCAGATACAGTCTTCAATACTTCCTTATGGAACTGAATAGCACCTCTTTCACCAGTCTTGATTACAAAGAGTCTATCATCCATTGCAAGTTTAGAAGCTGACAGTTCATACAGTGCATCTTCAAGCAACTTCAAGCTGAATGTATTGTAGTACATAGTATTAGCAACCTCTGTTTGTTCAAAGATACCAGCACCAGTCTTAATAGCATTACCTGATTTACCAAAGTTCATGTATTCACCATTCAGATTTCTGTTTGAAGTACCCCATGCCATAGCATTGTTCTTGTACTCATCAAATTGAAGTTCTACTTCCCAATCTACATAGTGCATCCACATGTTTGCAGTGTCCTTCACTTGCTTTCCACTTTCAAGATTTCTAACCATAGGAATACCCATAGCAAGTTTCTTGTTTAGCTTATTACCAGCTACCTTGTGTTGGATTCTGATTGTAGTCCATTCATTTCTCATGCTTACAGGAGAAGTGAATCTAACATCACCAACCTTTCTTGAAAGTTCTTTTTCTACAGGAGCAAATTCAATAGAGAATCTTTCTCCTTGTTGCAGTCTTTCAGCAGGAACACCTTGAGTATTACCACCCATAAGTTCTACTTTGTACACTGCATTAGTACCTTCCATTCTTGCATCACCAAGGATTCTAAATGGATATACTTGGTTCAAGTTACCTACAATAACTTCACCATCTGCAAACCAGTCTTCTGGGAATACCAGATAGAAAGGAGATGTACCAATCCCCACATTAGCTGCATTAGCAGCAACTACAACACCATTTTCATCCCTTGCTTCAACAAGAGGAATGTTTCTCCTTGAAGAACCAATAACATCCCAGTAGTATTCATTATCATCTTCAAACTCCCTTGTAGGGAATGAATTAAGGAATGTATCCAAGCTCTTTCCTCTATAGAAAGCCAACAGTTGCACCATAAGGTTTGTAGCCTTCTGAGGTGCTTGTTGGAAGATAGCTCCAAGGTGGTTGTCACTTGTCAGACCCTTCCAGTGTTGGAAGCCTAACATTTGAAATTTACCTAATTTACCAGCCATAATCTGTTAATTATTTTTGTTAGTTAATATGTTTTTAGACATCAAGGTCCCAGCCCTTTCCAATATAAGACTCAGTATCTTCCTCAACTCCTCCAACATATCTTGGATTACCTGATGAATTTCTTCCAGTGCTACTGAGTTTATGTTCTAATTCTCTAAGACTTTGCTTGACTTCTTTCTTTACTTTACCTTTTACAAGACCATCAATATTCTTGAAGCCATCAGTCATAGTGAACAATACAGAAAGATACTTTCTAAATTCAACTGGATTATCCATTTCATATTTCTGAATGGCAGTCAAATATTCTCCATCTTCTGTTTTAAAGACAGGCTTAGTAATATTCTCAAATGCTTTTTGTCTTGTAGTCTTATCAAGTGTAATACCTGTAAATACTTCCTTGTCATCAAGCATTGATTTCTTTAATTGTGCAGCCTCTTCTTTAATTTTTCTTTGTCCCTCTTTTGCCTCTTCTTGAGCTTCCTTAATTAGGTCCTGATATTGAGTGCTAAAGTACTCTCTATTACTTTCCAATGCCTCTTTTGCATCTTCAATATCTGTACCAGCATTGAAAGATTTCTCAACCTCTCTTTTAGCTCTGGCTTCACTATAACCTCTGTTCCTAAAGTCCTGATAGATTAAGTTTTTTCTCAATCTTTCACCCTTTTCAGTTTCATCAGTTATATATTCCTCCTTGATTGAATCCAAATTAGCAAGGGTTTGTTCATACCTTCTTACTTCATCTGGTTCTACATCAGCTTGTAATGCAGCATCAATTCTCTTTTGTCTTTCATCTAACCTTGCTTGAACAGTTTTTTCAACTGCTTCTGCAAAATCTTCTGGAGTCTTGATACCACTTAATGTAGCATCATCAAGGTCAGGGAAGATACCTTCTTCTTTCAAGGCACTGGCAATGGAAGAGTAGAAGTTAGTTTTGGGAGAAGTACCTTTGTCCTTTTCAGATTGGGTATCTTCCTCGTCTTCTTGATTATCTTTTCCACTACCTACGCTCTCTGGATTATCAAATAAATCATCAGGACTTATCTCTTCTTCCTCAGTAGTTTTTTCAATTTCTTTTTCTTCTTTCCCCTTTTGGGCAGGTGGAGTTACCTGTGTTTCTTCTTCACCCCCATCATCAGAAAATAGATTCTCTACATCTACTTCATCCCCTGTCATAATGAGGTCTTCACTTAATTCTCCTATCATATTTCTACTCCTTTAGTTATTAAACTGATGCAAAGATAGTAGGAGTTTATGACTTCTACAACATAGTAAATAAGACTCTTACAACTCTATAAATAAATTACTTATTTACTGCCAAAGGATAAGGGTATAGTGATAATACTACACCCTTCCCATTTCTACTTCTTTGTAGGTTTCTTCCCACCTTTTGGTGGCATCTTTCCACCTGATTTACAAGTCTTTGCCATAAATAATCTCTCCTATTCTATTGTTAAACTTAGTTCCTCTCCAAGGAGTTTTGCTTTCAGCATTACTGAATATAACTCCTGAAAGGTAGCTGTACTATTAACAACTTGCCCTTTTATTTTATTCTCTCCCACAAGGATACAACCTAAGGTATCCTCAGCTTTGTTACCAACATGGATTAGTACCCCCTCATATCCTTTTACATCTATAAGTCTGGGTAACTTTCCTCCACAGAATTTAGCCCATGACCTATCCTTGAATTTAGGACTTATAGTATTCATATCAATCTTGTAAGTTCCATAAGGAATTGCTGTCTGTCCATAGACCTTCTTACTCTGTATCTCCAGAAGAGATTGTGTTTCATGGAGACCTCTGTCAGTATCTTCAAGAGTATCACATTCATAAACTCCATTTACATAGAGTTTACCTACGGTATATTGAGGTCCTTTGAATGTTCTTTTAAGTGTTAGTTTCATAATCTATTATTTCATTAGGGTCTCCTTCAACTATTCTTGAAAGATTCCCAAGATTAATTACTCTTTTCATATTAATTACTTCTTAGTTTTAGTTTTAATCACATCCTCATAATTCCCCTTTCTTATCTGACAAGATAGGTCTGTACATATACTTGTCATTAAGCCCATCACCTGTTGCCTTAATTCCTTAACCTCTTTTTCAAGTTCTTCATTTCTTGATAATGCTCTATCAAGCCTGAGGTTATTATCCTCAGAAAGTCTTGTGTAGAACTCCAGAGACTCCTTCATATTATTTATCAAGTTATTGTCAACCTCACTATTATACTTCTTTCTTGCAAAGAGCCATGCAGTAAACCCCGAAGTAAATGTGGTTACAATACCTATCAATGCTGTAATAAGTATTCCACTTTCAATCATAATTATTTAATTATTTGTATAAATCTTTGAGTTTTGTCTTTAACATAAGGGTTCATTTCCCTTACATTCACTTCTACTACTGTATGTTTCTTCTGGAACCACCTAAATAAGAAGAACTTCTTTGGTGGATTCACAGTCTCCCTTTTACCATTTATGAATGTATATCTCTCTAACTCTATCTCAGGTTTTAATGCTATAGTACTTGGGAATTCCAGATGAAGATTAGTTCTAAACCACTTATCTCCAACTATAGTATCCAGCTTTAATTGAGAGTCTCTAAATATAGTATCTTTTAGGATAATAGTATCAGCTCTTTGTGCATGACTTGCTTCATATTGAAGCTGCTGTAATCTCTTATCCTTTATTCCTAATTCCTTTTGGACCACTTTCATCTTCTTAATGATTGAATCATTAAAGTAATTAAGCTGTTCTATTGTTAATTTATAGACTTTAGTATCATCTCTCAAACCACTTAGTTCAGCATCATAAGCCTTAATATTCTCAATAGAAATAGAGTATTCTGCGGTTAATTTTTGATACCTATTATATAACCAATACATACTAATACCAGTTAATATAAGAACACCTAATAATATATAAACTAACTTATTCATTTCTATTTAATTTTAATACAAACGTACAAAAAATAACTCATATATACAATAATATAAATAAATTATTAATACTAAGATTACTAGTTAATTTTGTATATACTGTTACTTGGGTATGATAGTCGGCAGTTACCCCATATTTCATGTTTAAGTTTTGCTATAAAATAAAAAGAGACGAAGGTGATTGCTTTCGTCTCTTAAACATAAACTACAACATGCTAAAAAACACTCAGTGTATACAAACATTTTAATTAGTAATTATTACTTAATTAATAAGAGTTTATTTTATTGTATTATGGTGGATGCAATTACACACCCACCTTGTTAAACTCTGCTCATAGTTGAACATCTTCAACGTATGGAACATAACTCTCTACCAGTTCATATCCTTGCAACAATTCGACACACCGCTCTTGCACAGTCACGGAGATTGGCATTACAGGGATAGTGTCAAATGTTTCGGTTACGTCTTTTCCAACCTCGGCATATTGAATATTAACCTTTGCCAACATAGGCACAACAGGCGCATATCTCTCTGTAGGAAAACCAACATCAAACCCCATCGCATCGCTGATTTGCTCGTTCAATACTTTGTACTGTTCAGTACTCAATAATATATACATTAACTTTTTCATATTATACCTTTATTAATCGAATTGAATATCCTTCTGTCGTAGCAGCAACTTCGTTAAATGAGTTGTCAGCGTCTAAAGCAACTCGGGCAATATCTGCATCTTTCGCCCAGATACCTTCATGAGTTTTATTACCTACATAATTGCCAGAAGCATCTATGTAACCGCCACCTAACAATGTTAATCCAGTTGAATTAAATCCATTAGCTGTGTTCCAGTAGTTTGTTCCACCTACTTTCAACGCATTACCTCCGTTAGATGCTAACGTTGTTAGCTGTGCCTGTGTAGGGATGTCCCACCCCCATAACGCTGTTGGATTAGCTGCATTGTAATATGCAATATCCATAGCAAGTAAACGTTTTGCGTACTTGTTAAATTTCTTTCCATACACAGAAGCTAACACAGAATCATTGTTTACATTTCGCCACATAGCAGCAGCCTTAACAGCAGTATATTCTTTTTGTTCTGCTGTTCCAGTCGTATTAGCATAGATGTAGTTATAGATGTTTGTTGAGTCAGTCCAGCCTACTTCTTGAAATGATATGTTATCTATACTTCCAACAAAATCTACAGACCCTATCTGTAGAACACTGGTATCAGGCCCTGAAAATTTCAAATATACGATTTTTTCACCGACTAGGGTGCTTGCATCAACCACTGCATTATTACCCAATATTACTCTTAGGTCAGTACCGGAAATACTGGATACAACAGTAAAAGACACTCTGTATAACTTACCTGAAACAAACGGGTTAGATGCATAACTTTTACTCAAAACTGACCATGATGAAGCGTTACAATTTGCAGTGCCATTAGAAATAGACCACCCTCCAAATTTATCCCATCCGGTATCACTTGAAAACTCTCTTTCAGCAGCATTAGTAATTTTCTCAATATTAGCAGCGTTCTGCATTTCTTGTATAACGTTACCCTGCGGAGTACAGGTCATTTCACAGTTGCTAGTTGCCCATGTTTGCGTACCGATAGCTACGCTTTCAATTTCTGGAAAGAGAGTACGCAGGTAGTTGTATTCGTCTTGTACCTGTGTAGTAGATAAAGCTATATCTCGTATACCATGATACTTAACATCGCCATTTAATCCAAGTGTTGGATAAGAATTTAGAATCATTGAAAAAATAAAAGAAGTGTCAGTACTTGATATTGACTGAAATAATTTTCCATTTAAATATAAATTTAGTGTCCCATTTCCAAAAGACACAAAAGTTATCAAACTGTTTTTGCCTATTAGTGAATTATTAACATTAAATAAATATTCGACAGAGGAATTACTCAAAAATCGCAGTCTGTTAGCAGATGACTTGCGTAGGTATATATTAGATGCAGTTGTCCCGTTACCACAATACGCTCCATAATCAGCAAGTGAACTGCAAAAATCATTAAGCATTGTACTTACACTCCATTTATCGGTAGCTGAAAAGCTAATAGGTGTATGTGTAATATAAGCACTTCCACCATTAGGATTCTTAATGGCATACTTTTCATTAGGTGCAATGTTACCGCTCAAATACGGCTGATTAAGCGCAGTTGTCTGATATCCATCTAACATTGCAGGACCTATATCATATAGCTTAGTTACGTACTTATATATGCCAGACTCCCTTAATTTAACAGCCAAGTGAGGACAGAAAAGTAACTTAGTGTTTGGTAGTAAGTCAAGGAACTTATTGGTAAGTTCATTTAATGTGCTCCTACTTTTAATAGTTCCTGCATCGGCTAATATACGCTTTGCAGTGCCAACTGACGGGTACATATAGTTCAAATCGGTTTCAACTTGAATAATATCTCCAGCCAATTCGTTAATCTTATCATCAAATAATTTACTACTCGGAGCAGTATTTGTATTTTGACTTCTTATTTGTTCTAATTGATAAAAACTACTTTGATATTTCCAACCATCTGTAGCTCCTTCATAGCTATAAATACCATTTTCAGAAGGGGTTGTTGAATTAACAACTGTTACAATATCTCCTATTTGAATAGCAAGTCCATTAGTACCAATAGGATTACTCTTATCTGCGTCCATTGCTGATACTGATGGATAAGTTTTTTTAATATTATAATTAAAGTTATAGGTGTTTTTATTATAATATCCTGCATCCACCCATGTATCTTGCATAACCCACATCCTATAATAAGGGTTTACATGTTCACTATCTTCTTGATTATAATAAGGACCTACCATGTATATATCCCCATATTCAGCACTTTGTGGTAAATTTGCAACAAACCCTTTAATCAGCATCCTATTTATAAATTCAGGAGAGAAATTTTCCCAAGTATTATTATCTCTTGATATTTGGATTCTACCTAAATTATTATCATTCGCTTGCCACCTAAACCATGCTGCAATATTATCAGATACTACAGTCCATATATTACCTAAATCTAAAGATTGTTCTATCTTATTATTGTTTACTCTAAACTGTGTATAAACAGGATTAGTAGAAACATCTATCCAAGAACTACCATTTGTGTAAGATGCCTGCAAATAATTATTACTTCCCACTCTTAACATAGGAGTAATACCTTGTTCTCCTTGAGCTTTGGTAGTAGTTACTACTCCATTTACCACCCAATATCCATCAGAAGATATACTAATATCTCCTACAAGCATATTAGACCCTCCTCTCCAATTATTGGGACTCTTCCAAGAATCATCATCTATAGCTTCCCCAGCATACCATTCAGTTACTACAGTTTTATCATATAAAACATAAGTAATCCATAATCCAGTCTTCCTAATAGACATAGGAACTTGTAATCTAGTTAGTTCTATACTTCCATTATAAGATAGAAAGTACATATTAAAACTTGATAGTATATCAATTAGGGATTTTCCAGATTCTTTATCTTTTACTGCATCAGTAAAAGTCTTAGGGAAGATGTCTTCATATCTTCCCTCTTGACTATTCTTCTTAATTAGTTGTTGTATATCTTTCATATTATTTATGTTAAAGGAGTACCATCTATATTCATCCAAGTAAGTCCACTCCAAGTAATATACTTCATAAGCTCATTGTCATAGTACATATACCCATAATCACTTTCACCCAAAGATGGTCTTTGTGCTGTTGTTCCTCTTGTTAGACCTACTGGGAAACCCGTGTTATCTACCCATCTTGTGCCATTCCACCAAATGGGTCTTCCACCATCAAATGACATAGTACCAACTTTCATATTTTCAGTATTTGGCTTTCCAGTAAGAGCACTATAAATTCTTTCATCAATCATAATGCCCTGAGAAACAATGCCTCCTGTTTTATTTAATAATGCAGGTTTATCTACAGTTACAGTAGTCCCGTTTATTGCAGTAATAACAGCAGAACCACCTTCCCAATAAGGACCAGTAAGTGTAGCACCAACTCCGCCAGCCATCCAAGCTCCAAATACATTTGTAATATTATAACTCGCTTCTTGGTAATCACCTTTTGTATTATAGTACAACTTACCCCCATAAGGAGAGATATAAGTAATACCGTTTAGTTGGATTCTCATTCCTTTATAAAGACCAATCTTGTGAGAGGTATCATATTTGTATTCAAGAACACCCTCTGTTACATAGAAATGTGTGTCACCTTCTATATTATGTAATTGCGTATCGTAACTATACAAAATAGCACATTCCGTATTTATAACTTTGATTTCTTTTTCTATTCCTTTAATTATAACATCTTTTGCACTTTGAATATTACTAATATCAACTGTTGGTTGTTCTTTAGATAAGTCTTCAATATAACAATTAGTACCTGTTTTGATATATGTCATATTGTTTTCTCCAACATAGTTTACATTTTTAATATTAACTGATTTGAATACCGCCCCCAGGTTGCCTACTTCATGACCAAAGCTAATCGCATAATCAGCATTTTGACCACCAGTAACACCAACATTCATTCCATTAATAGTTAAATTTCTAACAAATCTTTGCTCAGAGCATAAACCTAATGTGAACGGAGCGGAAGAATAACCTTCAATAACAGGAGCAGGAACGCTTCCTTCATAATACACATTTTCAAGTACCAATCCATCTACAGCACCGACAAACATTGAACCTTTAGAATTCCCCTCAAGTTCACAATTTTGTATTATGCCATTAAATGTTCCTTGCGCTAAGGTTTTAATATCTGTAACAATACCACAACCACCAAATAATTGTTGGAATTTGCAACCAATTATAGTCTGCAATATTGGTAAATAACCATTATCGCTAACTTTGTAATAAAGCCCATGCCCTTTAACTGTATCAAAGCCAGAACAATTATCAAAAAATAGAGTAAAGTTGTTACTACCAGAACCACATTCTATAACATATATAGCTTCTTCCATACGACTGAAAGAACCATAACATCTTAGGTTTTCAAACTTACTTCTTAGTATATTCCTTGCATGAAATACACCTTTTACATTACTATTACGTGCCAAATAAAAAGTAAAGTTTTTATATAAGGCTTCAAAAACACCTCCTGAGTCTATCTGATTATTTATTGTTATATAATATTTTCCTGTATCATTCATCTGACATATAAACCCGTTTGAAGGGTTATCAGAAACTATATTAACAGAATTTCCATTCTCAGAGAAAGCTCTATCAGTTATAACAATTTGGTCATCTATAAAATATACAGCATTTAGTTTAATATTTCTAATATTGGTTGTTTTAAATATAGATATAATTTTATTAAAAGCACTAACAGAACTTTCCATTCCTGTTATTTGTATATTTTGATTATTTATAGGGGCAGTGTAACCTTGAGCACCAAACCATTCAGGATACAATTCATTTATACCCCAATTACCAACAAAACCTATATTTAAATCAAATATTTTTGTTAGTAGAGAGCTAATAATTGTATTATTACCTGTCAATGTGTGAGTACCATCATCCGAAATACTACCTCCATCAAACTCCAATATACAATTAGCAGGTACAGTAATATCCTCGCCAAGAGTGAAGTCATATCTTACTACATATACAGTATTTTCTTCATTAAAATCTGCTTGAAGCAGTAGATTCTTTTCTTGAGTACCATATACAGGGTCTTCAATCTCTATAACTCTTCTTCTAAGAATAACTCTACCTAAACCACTATAATTAGCTGGTTCATACTTTCTATCCTTTAATGATAGGTAAGAGTTACCTTCAGCATTAGGTACTGACTTAGTTAAGTCTTCCTCATCAGGGAGAATAGAATCAATTATAAACTTTTCCCAATCCAAAGGATTATTCCATAAAGTAGGGTTATTCCATTGATTCAACTTACCAATGAATTGATAGATTTCCCAATTACCATCAGTATTAAGGAAAGTAATTACCTGACCTTCTTTTCTACTCCTGAAAGGAATAAGTTGTATTGCTTGGTCTATTGAAATGTAGCTCTCACCATATTTGTCAGTAATATTTAAGAAGTCTGATACACCAAGTAAGAAGAATTGGTCCACAATATCCTTTACTGATGTTTTTACATTCTTACCATCCTGTACAAGAACTACAGTTTCATTTCCTTTAAGAGGAGTTGTAGCTCCCACAAAATCAGTATCTTTCCTACTGTTTGCAAGGAGCCACTTCTCTATCTTTCTATAATCTTCTTGTGTAAAAAACATAGTATTTAGTTTAATCCTTAACCATTATATCTGCCACCTTTAATGCAGACAGAATTGCATTTACCTTAGTAACCACTGTTGCAAGTTCAGCTCCAGTAGCCAAATCACCTACATTAGTAGCTTGTTTTACCCCACCTATTTCAGTGGTAGTAGCCTTAGGGAGTACATAAGGTTCTGAATCACCTCCTACAGTCTCCCATTCCCCATTGTTAAAGTACTTCATTGTACCTCTATACAGCCATACTGAGTTAGTATCAGGGGCATTAGGACTTATTACTAAAGTTCTTATTGTCTTCATATCTTTTATTTATTAATTGTACTACTTTTCTTTCTTAGAGCTTGTCTCTTTATACTTGCATCAGTCTCAGCTTTCTTCTTATCAAGATTGAGTTTCTCTTTATCTAATTGTAGTTTAAGGTCAAATTCTCTAATTTTCTCTTGTAAGTTAGCTTTAGCTTCTGGACTATAATCATCAATCCTAATTCCATCTTCTTCATCTGGTCCTGCTTCTGATTGTATCTGAGCTACTATTATCTTAGTCTGATTATCTCTTATATTAGCTTCTTCCTTCTGGAGAAGTTCTGCCTCTTTCTGTTGTTGCTGCATAGCAGCTATTTGCTGTTGAGTTTCAAGTTGTTCCTTCTGAGCCTGTGATTGTCTTTCTCTAATCTGCTTTTCGTCTTTCTCAATCAGTCTTTGCTTTTCAGCTAAACTTGAAGATGTATAGAGCTTAGTAATGGTAGAGAATGATAAAGTTTGAGTCTGTAATGCCGCCTGAGCCAAAGTATCTAACTTCTGTTGAAGCTCTTGAGTTCCATTACTATTATCTACAACCAAACCATAGTCAGCCTCAGCAAACTCATCACCATCAATATTCATTATTCTAGTAGAGGTATCTGATAATATATACTGGAACTTCTTGTTTCTTCCCTTTAAAGCTACCTTTGCAGTCTCTAAGAAACACTCTAAAGCTCTCTTCTTCACATCATCATGAATAGTAAATAACCACTCAGTAATATGACTTGATTGAAGAGTAGCCCTCTCAACTCCCCCCACAGTCTCTCTTTGAGATACCTGACCTTCTCTTTGCTTGGATATACCTGCAACCTCAGCCATCTCCATCTTAATAAACTCAAGAAGGTTAATCTGTTGCTGAATGTAGTTACCTATATTAGTCTCAATCATTCCCTTTCCAGCATTATTAAGAGCACCTGCCAACTTACCTGTAGAGGCTCCTATAGTACCTTCCTTGAAACTATCTATAACTGCAATATGATTTACCCTTGCATAGTACATCCACTTACCAACATCCCAGCCTTTAGGAACTTTAGATAAGTCAAGCTCTAAGATGGAACCCCAGTTTGAAGCAATAGCCTTATTCAATCTGTCATGAATAGCATCATACAAATAGTTATATGGCTTCATCATATCTACTAAACTGAAAGGTCTGCTATCATTCAAATTATAGATTGAACCTACAATACCAAAGTGACACCTTGAAGGATTACTCAACCTGTTATATTGAACCAATCTTGGTCTCATATTGACAAATATTTCATTGCCAATCATAGTTCCTTCCCATGCTTCATTAACCCAGAATGATTGTACTTCTTCCCCTGCTTCCTTATTTACTACATAAGTCTCAGGGTAGAAGTTCCATTCTTCCTCACCAGTTTCAGGGTCATAAGATTTAACCTTAAGTATCCTTCTCTTTGACTTCCAGTATAATCTAAGTACTCTAAGATTACCTGCCAAGTCATAAGGAAGTAGTGAATTTGCTATACCCTCTGTAAATAGATTAGCTGGGTCAAAAAAATAGGTTCCATCTCTAGCAGTTATTTCATCACCAATCATATTTTGATTGACAAATCCATATCTCTCATCAATATTATCCATCTGGTCAGCAGCTCCCTGACCTATATAATCAGGCATAGTCTCAATGTACTTTATGTCCTTTGGAGATAATACATCATAATATGTATCTATTACTCTACCTGGAGACCAATAATCCTCAAGGATTATCATATCAGCATCTTCCACCTTATTACTGTACCCAGACTTAAATATCCTAATCTTTAATGGGTTCACCCTCTCAATGACTGGTTCTCCACCTACAATATCACATTGATAGATTTCCTCACCACACGTCATTGCATCCATGAAACCACTATTGAATATAAGAGGAATGTCATATTCCTTTATATAATGGTTAAGCAGTTCATTTGCTCTTACCTCTTTTATATCCTGCCATTCATAGGTATAATAGTCATTTAATTTCTCAAGTTTGATATTGTATTCATCCTCAGATATTGAGGTGTCAGTTATCATTTCTTGAAGCCTTTGTAATAGCTCATTCTTCTTATTATCCTCTATTTCTGAGATAGCATTTGGATTGGTTACTACAACCTTAAAGTCAAATACTCTCTTACTTTCCTCACCTCTAAGTACATTCAACTTACTATTCATGATAGGATAATGTTGTAACCTATCAGGGATGTAAGCTGCCTTTATACCATCTGGATTGAGTACCAGTTCTAAGTCTGACATGTGTAGCCTACCATTAAGCAAGTCATAGTTTATCTTTTTATGGATTACTGACTTCCTAACCAAGCTATAATTGAAGAATGTCTTCTGATTAGCCCACAACAGACAATCCTTTCTCCATTGCTTAGTCTTCTTAGAGAAAGGAAGCATCTGTCTGGGAAAGTTTAAAAAATCTGCCATAGTCTTCCATCATTTAATTTTGTGACAAAAGTAAGTAAAAAAGTCCATTTAGTCAAGCACATAAGTGATTTGTTTATTTAATTGCATCTTCTGTACTAAATTTACTGGGTTTCTGGAAAGGGACTTGTACTGCCCTATAATTTTCAGTAAAGAACTTATCATTCCCTAAATAATCCTTTGGTACTTCCTCTGAGTCTCTTGAAGGGTTTCCTTGATATAGGACCATCGTCTCCTCTCTATATAACATAACCATACCTAATGCCCTAATTCTATCCACATTTATCTCTGGGTTAAATGCAATTAGTTCCTCAATTAATGCTCTGTTTCTTAAGAAGTTAAGGTTATAGATAGTTACTTCTACATCCTCCCCATCAATATTCTGTATAACAGTAACAGGCTTCATCAACCAGTCTCTTATAAGATTATTGGCATAAGCATTGATAGCTGCTGAGGCATTTACACCCTTAGCATTAGAACCAAATGAACTATACTTAATTAACTGTTTATCCCTTAAAAACTCTGGAGTATCAGCCAGTAAGTGAGTACAATTCATCTTACTAAAATAGGCAAATATACCCTTCTTATTTGATTCATACAGACATTTTGCATTATAGAACAAACATAGTAACCTTACTACCTCAAAGTTATCATCTGCAAATGATTGCCTACCAGTGTACTCAGCTACAATCTTATCAGTCCATAAGTCAAGAACAAAGGTAGAAGAAAGAGAGGAAGATTCAGCTTGGTCATTATCTACAGGGTCATGACCAATAATATATCTTGTGTGGGGAACCTTTCCACTTCTGTCTTTCTCTGGCATCTCAAAGATTTCCACAGCACCCGGAGTATCATTCTCTACACCAAACTTTCTGATAGGTACATCACTGGTTGGTGTAAATTCTACTCCATTACTATTCTGCACCAACTTACCTACATACACATCATCATAAGCATGTATATCTTGGTCTAATTGACTTAATCTCTCTGTAAGAGCAGTAATAGGAAAGTATGCTGCCTTAACTTTAATAATAGCTTCTGCTGGTGTGATAGGGTCCTCAGCAATTACTCTTAACACTGATTTAGGGTCAGCACTGTATTTAGCCTTATATCTTGCAATAAGAATCTCAATTAAAGCCTTAACTACATCTGACACACCATCCTTATTATAGCATCCTGCCCTATTAATATATGAGGGAAAGAAGAAACCAAACTTAGGTTTACCTTGCTTTGGTCTGTCAAATACATTATCTATAGATAATATATTATAACCATCTGGATTATAAAGCAAAGTCTTAGCTGAACTAAAGTCAGACTCACTCTCAGCAGCAGTACCTACAAGGTACATAGTAGCAAAGGTATAGTCACCATCCTCTACAGACTTTCTGGTAATATCATAAAGAGAAAGCAATCCCTTGAAAGAACCCATTTCCTCAAATAGAATCCAACCTCTCTTACCTCTCAGCTTCTCACTATCATCCTTTGCAGACACAGCAAGTACTTGATTCAGAGAGCCTTTCTCTACACCATATTCATCCTTATAACCCATTTGCCAAGACATCTCATTAGGAGAGTTCTTTAGCATAAGGTGTGGGAAAGGAGTATTAGCAAAGCTAAAGTTAATTGAAGGCTTGAACTTAGACAGAGTACCATCCTTATCATCTTTCAGATATTCCTTTTGATAAGCGGTAAGTACTGTAATAACCCTTCTATTTGATTCTTCACTCTCTCCAAGTATAAGATTATGGCTCATAATTGCTGCTAAGCTATAAGACTTAGCACAACCTCTCTTTGCCAATTCAATAGCATGTTTACCCCCCTCTCTTGCTTGCCATAGGTAATGGAATCTCCAATATATACCTTCAAAGAAGAAAGGAAAAGCCTCAGTTCTGATAGCCTTCTTTCTTCCTTCTATCAGTTTATTAACCATCATAGGACAGTAGTTCATAAACCAATAATTAAAACCTGTAACCCATTCTCCATCTGACTCCCTCACATAACCTTCATAACATCTTCTCTTTTCTTCATCCCAGTATCTTCTGAACTCAGAGTTAGGATTACTATTAGGTTTTAAGAATGTATAGCACCCATATTTCAAGAAATGCAGAGCTGGTTGTCTGAAATAATCAGCATCTTCAATAATGTGTGGATTAGTAATATCTACTATAATCCTGCCCTTTTCATCCCTTGGTAAGTCCCTTGCATAAGGTCTGTTGGGAGATATAAGTCTCTTGACAAATTCTACTGTAGTGAGAGTCTCAAGTAACTGTTCCTGAACCTCCTGAGGAAGGGTATTCATTAGCTCCTCAGTAAGTTCAGTTTGGTATTTATTCATTTGAATCATTGCATAACTCTTTAAAATCTTGTGTATTAATATACTCCAGAAGAGACTTAGTAATAGAAGTGGTTAGGAGAGATAAGACTTTAGTCTCTTCTGCATCAGTAACAATTCTATTAGAGTGCTGAGCACCAAATGCAGGTATCTTTTCCCTCTTATTTACAAACCACACTTGCATTCTATAAGTCTTCTGTGACTTAACTACAGGGTTAGTATCTACTATTTTATGTAATACAAAGTATCCCTTTCTTCTGTTAGGGAAACCTTCATAATATACATTAAGTCCTTCTACTATATCATTTATTTCCATAACTATAAGTCCTCATATATTGCTTTTTCCTGTGCCCCTCTTACCCTATCATTCTGTGATAATTCCTTAGCAATAGCTCTTTCAGCTTCATCCAAGTCCTTAACCATTGATGGTATAAGTTTAATAATAGCACCTAATTCCTTAGTCTCTTTTATATCAAGTTCAGTTAGGTCCATACTCCTTAACTTCATTCTATACTTATCAACAAGCATCCTTGTATCATCAAGTAATAGCTCAGAAGTAGTCTTAAAACTTGCATATAGTGCTTGAGCTTCTTTCACAGTAGTATCAGGTTCCCAGTTATCTTTCATACCTTCACCCTGCTTAATAGCTTCTTTTCTTTCCTGCTCATCTATTATATACTTGTAGTCACTTCTGGAGTCCTCCATAAAGTAACAATATCCAAGCTCTGTAATAGCTCTCTCTTTTGAGAGAGATTTATCCCTGTTCCATATCTGTCTGAATGCCTTTAAAGCATAGGCTTCATCAGATATAACCAGATTATATCCGTCTCTTTTGAATAATCTCATACTGTTTAAAACTAAAAAAGCCCAAGCCTTTGATAGGCTCAGGCTTATATTTATACTATAAGTTGTGGTCCTGTAACAATAGTAGGATTTTCTTCAAATTCCTCAATCTCTGCTACAAATTTTACATCTCCATCTTGAATCATCATGTGCTCAACTCCATCAATCTCCATGATGTCAAACTTATATCCTACCACAGGATTATCTTTAATAACACCATCCTGCAATGAGCCAGGTTTATGCTGCATTACTGCATATCTTTTTGGATTGATATAAACTATATCTCCCACTTCAATACCTCTTACCATTGGTCCAACAGCTACTACTGTCTGATATTCTTTCACTGAACCAGCTCTGGTACTATCTATAATACCCCCAATAGTCTTTAGGTCAGTAGGATATTTATTTAAAGTGACTACCATGTTATTAAACATGGGTTTAACCTTCTTGATTGTTGTAATCATCTCTTAACTTTCTTATATGTTCAAATCTTTTCTTAACTCCTATCATCCTATCATAAGTACAACTAAGTTTACCTATTGATGGGATATTGAAATTGGTTCTCAACTTATCAAACTCCTCTTTACTTAGGTCTTCCTTTAGAGGCAAGGCTTTGATGTTATTCCTAATAAAAGCCCAATAGGACTCATAGGCTTCCTTCACCACTTGTGGTGGTAATCCAAGTTCTATGGATACCTGTTTTATTGCTTCTGAGTATATCATGAGAAATCAAATAATAACATCATCTTGAATGAACCATTCTCTTCATCTACGGATGGAATGTATCTTGGGTTTATCTTCCCATCAATGATGACCTTATTCTTTCTTAACTTACCCATGATGACTTGAAAGTGGGGAAGAGATATATCACACTCCTCCCTTACTTTCTTCTTAGTATCTTCACTCATAGTAACCTTATCAAGTATCTCATTATCTTTAATGACCTTGCTGAGTTCATATCTTTGCTTCACAAATGAAGTAATGACATCCATTTCTCTCTCAGTCAAGTTATGAAAAGGCGTAAGAAACTCGAACCAATATCTAAAGAACTTACCATCTACCTTGCAAGGAATCCTAACTATTGAATCCACTTGCTTAGCCATAGTTTATTCTCCTTCCTTTACTTCTTCCTCAGGTTCCTGTTCAGGTTGAGTCATTAGTACTTCAAACTCTTCACCACACTTCTGCTTGAACTCCTCTGAGATATAAGGTGTAGTAGAAGTAATTACTGTCCATAGCCACTTCAATCTTTCATAGAAGTTAGCAAGATTAGCTTCTTGTAAAGCCTGACTTAACTTCTGATTCTGCATATATAACTGTCTGCTTTGTTCAGACAACTGATGTGCAGTATTCTCCAGTTCCTCATAACTTAGTTTTCTCACTTCTGGAGTATCTTTGCCTCCCTTTACAACTTTCATTTTATTCTTCTCTTCCATTTTATTTTTCTGTTAGATATTTTCCACCATACTTTTGCTCATACATTTTCTCCCATTCATGTATGTGTGCCTCACCAGTTTCAGTTCCACCACACTTGTCACAGTAATCTATGCCATCTGAGTTTCTTATTGCTAATGATAGACAATGCTTACAATATACAATTGGTATATTGTTATATTCTTCCTTGGGAGTTTCAAGCTCAACTGGCTTGATTTCTATACTTAAGTTCTCCATAAATCTTCTCTTTAGTAATCTGTAACTCCCTACCACGGGTCCTCTTTCTATTATTGAAAGGTCTCTTTGGGACTTCCTCTCCCCAAGAGGTTACATACCCTTTTTTGATAGCTCTTTTAATACTCTTGTATTTACCAACAGCACTATAAATAGCAAGATGTAACATCATCTTAGGTTCATTGTACTGAGGTTCTTTTGTCTTCTTCTCTTCCATAATGCCAGCTATTTTTACTTATAAAATATCAAGTAAATCTGTCCTCCTAAAGGAAACATGTTTACTATATCCTCTTTTTTAATTTCAAGCTCTTGAGCTTGCTTGATTACTTCTCTAACTGTAGAGCCTATAATACAAGTGATTGTCTTCTCCTCTTTCATATTATTTACTTTAACTTAGTTGCGAAGGGAAGACTCGAACTTCCAACACAGTATTACTGCTTCTTGTGGTTATGAGCCACACATGTTGCCATTACACTACCTCGCGATTTAGAGCAGGTGGAGAGAATCGAACTCTCATCCTGAGCTTGGAAGGCTCTCACACTGACCATTGTGCTACACCTGCATTTGAGCTTCTTGTAAGAATCGAACTTACATTTCCTCTTTACAAGAGAGGAGTAATAACCTTTATACTAAAGAAGCATAGTAACCCCAGAGGGAGTCGAACCCTCACTGGGTAGAGCTTAAATCTACTGTCTCTTGACCATTGGACTATGGGGCTATCTTAATCCATTGCACCTCTTCTACATAAATCAAACAAGTACCTATACTTGTGAAGATTAGTAATGAAGGCTTCACACTCACTTCTAACTCCAGCAAAGTCAGAAGACTGAGGTAATTTAGAATAAAAAGTATCAGTTCTACTTATCAGATTACCAATTGTTTCATGAGGACAAGTGAAATTAAAGTTAGTTCCCTTAAGGAAGTTTGGTTCAAACTGTCCCTGAATACCTTGAATTTCTTCTGCAAGAATGTCTTGATAATCAGATATTTTATCAATAAGTTCATCAACCCTTACATGGATTGAATTACTATATGCTGACCAGTGAAGATTCTTAAACTTAGTCTTGAATCCTTCAAGCACACATAGAAAGTCTTTAAATTGATTTCCTTCATATGAAGGAGACTCATGTTTAAAACCTTCTAATAGATTATCTCCAAATGTATCTATCATACTGTTTTAATTTTGATGTTACAAAGATATGTATTATAATTTATATATGCAAGTAAATCTGCATATTTTTTTTTTTTTGTACCCTCAGTAGGAGTCGAACCTACAGCCTTCTGAGCCTAAATCAGACGTGTCTTAACCATTTCACCATGAGGGCATTAGTGTTGAATCATAGCCCCAGTTAGAACATTTATTCTTTGCTTCTCAAAATATTGAATTTGAGAATCAGTTACATTATCTATCCACTCCTTAAAGTACTTGTGATACCTCTTGTGATTATCATGATAGAATTGTTTTTCTAACCAATTATATAAAACCTTATCCATAATTCATTGTTTTGTGGAAACTAATGGAGTTGAACCATTATCTAAGGATTTTCAGTCCCCCGCATATACCACCTTTGCTAAATTTCCATTAATAAGTGGGCACAGAGAGACTCGAACTCCCCTACTCCAAAGTCCATTACATCAATTTGATAAAGGAGGGCAGATTTACAGTCTGCTGATGTTATGTACCCATTATATTTGTTCCCCCATGAGGAATTGAACCTCACCTCATAGATTAAAAGTCTATTGCCTACACCTGTCTGCTATAGGGGAGTATGTACCTCCACTAAGAATCGAACTTAGAATCTTCTCCTTAAGAGGGAGCAGCTTTAACCATTCAGCTATAGAGGCATTTAATAAGACTCCAGTGGGAGACTTGAACTCCCATACCACAGTTTTGCAGACTGGGACCTCAACCATTCAGACAACTGGAGGTAGCTCAGAGGAGTGGAGTTGAACCACTGTACAAGGTTGTACCTGCCTTGCTTTGACAGACCACACCAGAAATATACTCTACTTCAATTACTTTTACTCTTCAAAAGTCTTGTGCACCTACAACTCTTGGCTACTCAGTAATCTTTTTCAATTAAACTTCCCTGTCTACCTCTGCATATAGTACTGAGAGTAGGATTTGAACCCACTGTCTGATGGATATAAGCCATCTGCATTTACCAATTATGCTACCTCAGCTTTTTTAAAATAAAAGGGTGTAGTAGGGAATCGAACCCTATAAAATAGATTCACAGTCTATCCTCTATACCTATAGCACTACACAGTTCTGATAATAGGACTTGAACCTATAACTACTGCCTTATGAGAGCAGCCTTCTACCTGTTGAAGTATATCAGAATATAAGTTGAGAAGGTGGGAATTGAACCCACATGTGACCAATTACTCTTTCAACTGCTTATCAGGCAGAGGAGATACAACTCAATGTAGCATACCCTAATAGAATCGAACTACTACCTATGGTTTTGGAGACCATCATTCTACCATTAAACTAAGGATACATATTATGTACTATAATGACCTAAGGTATCATTACCCATACCTTTGAATAGAACCTGAGATTTATAATTTACTACTTCTTTCTCCCTTGTTTCAAACTCTAATGTACATAACAAAGTCTTTTCTTCAAACTTCTTTTTCTTTTCTGCAAGTTTCTTTTCACACTCTCTAACAACCTCTCTTGCATTATAGAGTTTCTCTTCAAGAGATAATAATTCATTATAATCATTCTTAATCTCTTTCTGAGCATTTTCATTCATCATTTCAGGATATTTAAAGTGAACTGCTTTCACCTTACTTCTATCCTCAACAATCCTTTTACTTCTAATTTCTTTCATGACTTTTACTCTTTAAATCTGCGGGAATAGAAAGAATCGAACTTTCACCTATTGATTAACAGTCAAGTGCTCGACCTTCGAGCTATACTCCCAATTAAATGTTGCTCCTATTAGAATCGAACTAATGACCTTCACTTTGTAAAAGTGCTATTCTAAACCACTGAACTAAGGAGCAGTATAGGGCACTTAAGGTGTGCCCAAAACCTGTAAAAAAAAAAAAAACAAACATTATGAAAACACGAAACAGTGGATACATGTGGGACTTGAACCCCAACTCCACTTTGCAAAAGTGGTGTGTTATCCATTTACACTACATGACCCATTTGTAGAGTAGAGAAGACTCGAACTTCCAATTTCTGCATCCCAAATGCAGGGGGTTGACCAATTACCCAACTACTCTATATTGCGGAGGATATAGGATTTGAACCTATACATCCTTTAAGACTACTGACAGTTTAGCAAACTGCTCCCTTACCATTAGGGTTAATCCCCCATTGAGGAAGAAGTGAGACTCCAACTCACACATCACTTTTAAATGACTACTAGTAGTTTTCAAGACTACTGCCTTAGCAATTAGGCTTATTCTTCCATAGTTGCGAGTATTGGATTTGCACCAATGGTCTTCCCCTTATGCAGGAGATGAGAACTCTACTTCTCTAACTCGCTAAACCTTGATTGACATTGATTATATTTTCTTAATGCATTCAAAAATTTTTCAGAATCAAGGGTGTTAAGTATTGCAAGTTACTTAACAGTAACTTCTTGCATAGTTACTTTGCAGTCTATGAGGGAATTGAACCCTCCATCTCCACATTGACAGTGTGACATGTTAAACCTCTACACCAATAGACTATTTGTAATGGGTAGGGGATTTGAACCCCTCTCTGCAAGGTTGAAAACCTTGTGTACTAACCACTATACTAACCCACCATTTTGACTATCCTATCTTCACAGACCAGATAGTCCAATATTTAACAATCATGAAACAAAAAAAAAATTCCACCTTCAAAAGTACCCCATTAAGGACTCGAACCTTATCTAAAACTTTAGAAGAGTCTTGTGCTTCCATTACACCAACAGGGCATTTATAGTTGTTCCAGCAGGAATTGAACCTACATTACTTGAGCCAAAATCAGGTGTAATAACCATTATACTATGGAACAATGTTCTCATCTTCTAATTATGATACAAAGATAAGTCAAATATTTGATATATGCAAATTTTTCACTAATTATTTTCAAGATAGTATGAAAATACTCCAGAAGTGAATTGAGATAATAAGCTGAATAATTATCTTCACTCAATACCCATTAGCTTATTAGCCCATTTTTCAGTATAAAAATGATAATAATTATATTCTCCATTCTTCCAACAACACCCAATATAATTATTAAGCCAAGCATGTAGTATAGAGGGAATACCAATAACCAATAAATATAAAGGACCAAGTATCTTACTCTGTTTTACATGACCACATTCATGTTTTATAACTATCTCTTCGTCAATGTAATCTTGATTAATAAAGATATATTTCCCAAGAGATATGCCACCATTAGCTTTTTGTAAATATACTTTAGCACCTACACTTCTTGAGTCATAAGTCTCTACAACACTTATTCTATTATCTTCAGATATAGACCTATAGATTATACCACATAAATTCTGTGGTAATTGCCATAGCCAAAGTAAACTACTTTTTAGCTTATTCATACCTTATATCTCTTTACATTTAATATTCTTGAACTAACTCCTTGTGCATAATACCTATCATCATTATGATTCATAGATATACATACAGCACCATCACATTGAACTACATTTATAGTTTCAATCTTAATCTTCTTAATTGTCTTCATATTATTTCATTTTAAATTGGGTATAGTTATCCCTCCCTCCTATTTTATCCTTAATTAGTTAAAGTAAATAAGGAGTAAAACTTTAGTTTCATATAATAAGAGACCCTACAGACATTTCTCACTGCATTAGACTGGATTGACCAGATTCTTACTCCTATAGACCAGCAGATACACCCGTTTATATATTATTAGTTTTCACTCTTTTTGTTATCTCAAGGGTTCATTACCTGTGCCCTTCTAATGGTATCCTTTACTTTCCCATGTTGGCTGAACCAATGTATCTACTAATAGGTAGTCTCATTATTATGGTGCAAACATACAAAAAATAAATGACATATCAAAATCTTGGATTATTATTTATAAAAGTTTAACTATTGACTATATAATATGCTGTTCTTTTAAGGCTTTTAAACATCTTGCAGTCCATTCTACTAATGGTTCATCATTATCACAACTCATATATTGTCCAGTTTGGAATATAGAATGTACTATTTCATGTAGGGCAGTAAGTTCAATTTCATCCTTTGAAAGTTTACTACCATCAGGCTTCTTTGTGCTAATAGTTATTACCCTTGAAGGACTCTCTGTTTCCCCAAATATCCACCTACCATTTTCATCAACTACTTCATCTACAAACTGTACTATCCAAGTACTCCCAAATAAATTATAACTCTTCTTTTTCATACTTTTAATTTTTGGTCAAAGATAAGTATATAATAGATAATATCCAAATAATTTAATTTTTTTTTTTTGATTCATAGTCATGAGTGAGATATACACCAACCCCACCTCCCCCATCACTTAGCCAGTGGGGTTCTACCCCCGTTGGTCAAACAATTTATTCATTAACAATTTAACATTTTACATTATGGACAATCAATTAACATTCCACGAGACATTGACAGTTGAACAGTTTAAAGCAGCTCAACGAGTAGACAAGATTCAAGTAAAACAGAATCCTAAGACCAACAAACTGTTCTTCACCTTCGGCTCTAAGACAGGGGCAGTTGCAGTGAAGGGTATTCCTGCACACCCAATGGTAAGCGAGGTTGAAGCACCTGATGGTAGCACATTCTGGTTGCTGCATGAAGAAGGCACAGGCAGTGCACCAGTGCTGGCAACATTCTAATGAAGGAGGGCTTTGCCCTCTTTCTGTTTTCTTTTGAGCATTAATAGTATCTTCTAAGCATTAATAGTATTCTCAAACCCCTTGAAAGATTAGGTATGAGTGCTACTTATTTTATTATATGAAACCCTTTGAAAGATTAAGTATCATATAATAGTAAGTTTAAGGCAGATGCAGGTTAGTTTAAATGCACTAATCAAGCATCAATACTATTTCTCTGAGCATTAATAGTGCCTGGTTAGATACAATCTACTCATATTATCACATATCTCTTCTGGAGTATAGATAGTAGTTGAGTAGATTTAATGCTCAGATGTAGTAAGTTGTATGCTTTAGGTAGTCTTTCTTTATGCTTTGAAGATTATAAAAGAGTGCATGAAGGATAGTATCTTAAATGTCCTTTCTATCCTCTTTCTTTCTATGTTTGTTGATAGTGTGAAAGTGTGGAAGAGTGAGTGTTAGTCTGTAACAAATCCTCCCATATTATGCCATATTCAAAGACATATCAAGAACAAAAGAGGAGTAATAGAATAGCTATATTTACTGTTCTAATCTTTATGGACAGATTATCTTATTGTTTAACTGAGCATATCTCATGCTCTAAATATACATATAATGTACATACCAATGGGCTAATTTAGGCAATCAAATGTGAATAATAGTAGCATTTGACAGGACACATGCCATTAAAATGTGTTAAGAAATGACTAATATAGGAAATAGAATAAGATTTGAGTGATGCTGTTTCATGTGTTGACCACTTAGGGGACTTAACAAAACATCCACCTGAAAGATGAAATATTATAAGTGAAAGCAATGCTGAATAGTGAGTCCACTGAGTAGAAAAGTAATTTATTACACACTATAACAGGTGGTATATCTTAGTAGCCAAGTCTGAGGGACTTATAACTATTACCCGAGTAAAGGAACAATAAAAAGACCGTCAGCCTATTTAAGGAATACGCCTCTGCAAATAGATAAACTCAGGAATCAAAGGCACATTAGCTCAGTGGTTAGAGCATAACATAATAATTAATTAAAGGTAATTATTATGTGAAGGTCACTGGTTCAAGTCCAGTATGTGCTTCAATTATTAACAAATTAACTTATAAACACATGGCTAAAAAATTTAAAAGAGAGAATTGTGACTCCACATTGAGAGCTACAATTACAGACGCTTTAGGTAGAACAGTTTCACTGTTTGGGACACATGCTTTTGAATGGTCAATAATAATTACATCAGACAATAGCATCACAATGCAGACCTTTAAGAAAGGTGATATTGCAAGAAAAGAGTTCACTAAATATAAAAGAAAAAGATAATGGAAGACATGGTAAATACTGAGAATGTAGTGACTGTAATATCAGTCATTGCATTCTTTGCATGGTTATTCATGAAAGACCAGAAAGGAGTAGGAGAATGAAGAAAGGAACTAAGATGATATGTGTTATCATATCAATAACACTATCTTTTGGTATATACAAGTATTTCAACTATATCCCAGAAGATACTCCTTCAACAGAGATAATAGATAAAGAGTACAATCATATTGAGTCATTACAATCTGATACTGTATCATTTAGTCCTAAGCATATTGAAGCGATGCAGAGTATAACAGATACTAATGGTAAAACATCCTACTTCTTATACTATACGGATGAAGATTGCAATATGTTTTCTTTAGAGGTGGAGATGACTGAATCATTATATAATACTGTCTTAGATATGTGGGAATTATCCATTCAGTCCCAGTGTAAGACTTATAAACAACAGTATTATATTGATGCTCTCAATGACATGCTTCACAAGCATCAGTTTATAATCATAAACAACAAACCAAGATTAGAATATGAGAACCTTTAAACTAATTATCAAGGGTATGTTATTATATATGACTACCCTTGTAATCATGATGTTTATAATAGGTATAGATAGTATTTATGACCAAGGATATTTCTTTTATGGCATAATGCTTATAGCTGTACTTATATTTATGTGTTATAAAACTATTAACAAGGAGGAACTTGAGATGCTTACAATATCTAAGTATCTCAATGATTCTGACGAATTTAAATAAAACGAACCATGGTAAGGACAATTTACGTAGTTTTTACAAACAAAAAGTTGAGTAATTCAGAGCTTCGAGGGATGAAACAATATATGTTTCTGTGTCCTTACGACAGAATCCAAGCTGGTGATATTATTGATGATAACAGATATTCTACTTCTATACAAGTAGTGAGTTGGAATAGATGTACAGCTCAGGTGCAGAATGGCATCACTCTTAAAACTATTGAACCATATAAATTAAATGGTGTAGAAGTTAAATGTACATTACCTCTCAATGGTAGTGATTTTGATATTGATAAACAAAGAAATAGCATGGAAGCAAGAAACATTTCAGTAACTGTTGAACAAGCAAGAGAATGGTACAACAGTGGTAATCCAATTCTCCGCACATTAGCATTGAATGCTTATACAAAGAGTGAACTATTTGGGTATGAATACATGAGGTCATGTGTAGAAAAGGGAACTTTTGGTCTCACTATACCTCGTAGTGATGCCAGTAAAGTACGGACTAATGGTAAACTGGCTATCATAGCCAAATATCTTAATGGTTCATGGGAAATGAGTGCAGGTAAGACGGGTTACTTCATTGGTAAATCATCTATGGGTGGTTCATCAGTAATTGCTCAGGTTGACCTCACTAATGGTATTGCAATCTATGAACACAAGACTGTACAATATGCAGGTATTGTGTACTTCAAGAATGCTAAGGATGCTAAGGAAGCAGCTAAAATGCTTGGTGTTGAGATATGGTGTTTATTTTAGGAATGTGTTTTATATAAGGTTAATTAAGAAGTAGCTCATGTTGTGAAACACAGCTACTCAACTGCCCTCAAGTTCAATGGATAGAACAAAAGTTTCCTAAACTTTAGATCCGGGTTCGAGTCTTCTTGGGGGTACACACATGTGATGGGGAGAGGTAAGTGTCTGGGCAAACCTTTTATGGACTGAGATAACTGGCTCCCCTTTTTACATTAGATATTGTAAATGGTTTTGGTCTGGTGGGGGCTGCAATACAATAAATACAGAAAACACAGGATGCTAATAGGTAAGCTATAAAGGGTGTTAGGGGCTGTCAGACATTTCTACCTTGTAAATCACAAGAAATGCTCAAGAGGTAAATTCTTAATAAATAATTATATGGAAGATTTTGAATACTATGGCTTATTTCTCACAGAAGAGAGTAAGACTAAATTGAAAGAATGGTTGTGGGCACATGGCTATGATTTCAATAATGATATTATAAAGGGAACACTTCCTGAGGATTGGTATTTAGACCATTGCACATTATTACATTGGTCTCAAAGAACAAGCAACTTTCTACTGGAAGATACTCTTGGTACTACATTAGTATTACATGGTAACTTAAATCAGCCTTTAGAGGTTAATGGTATTGGTGTATCAGATAAAGCTATGGCATTCAGATGTAACATACCAAAGAATTTGTGTGCTAACAAGATTCCACATATAACTATATGTACATTCAATGGGGGTAAGCCAGTAGATAGTAATAATATCACTGAATGGAAAGATATTGAACCCATTTTTGTTGAAACTAAACTTGAAAAGATATGACAAAAGAAGAAGCAATTAAAGCTATGTCCGAAGGTAAGAAAGTAAGGCATAGGTATTTCAGCTCTGATGAATGTATAGCTCAACTTCCTAATGGTGATTATCAACTTGAAGATGGTGTGATAGTTAACGCACATTGTATGTATGAAGATTTTTGGAGATACAGACAAGATGAGTCATGGTTGACTGATTGGGAAATAGTAGAATAGTCCTGAACATCTTGAAATCAATTTGTAGGTTCTTAATTTATAAACACCCAGACTTAGATGTCTGATAAAAAAAAAAAGAAAAGAATGAAATTAATTAAATCAACAATCAAAAGGGACAAGCCTATTGGTGAACTACCACATGGTAAAGTAAGAATTACCATGCTAGGTGGACAACCAGAGAACATTTGGGTAGCCAAAGATGAAGAGAACAAAGTAATGTACCTCTCGAACCATGCTTTAATGTTCTATCCTATGCCATCATGGGGAATGGAATTACCTCTTACATCGGGTTCAATAGACCTACATAAGTATAGAGGAGATACATTTGAGGAAACTCAGTTCACAGTATGTGAGGAAGCATATAGTGGCTTGAAAGATTTCTTGGATGAAGAAGGAAACTTCGATGTTGAGGGCTATATAGCTTTCTGTAATTCAGAAGCAGATAAGGCTTCAAGTACAGAGGAATAAAACAAAAAGAATGTTAAAGGTGGAAATATATTTGTATATATGAAACCTTTGACATATCTTTGCAGTGTCAATTAAATAAAGAAACAATTCTATGGGAAAGTTAAATCCATTAGTGAAACCAACTTCAAAGTTGGATGAGGAAAGATTGGCTGGGGGTTCAGGTGCATTGGCAGCTAAACAGAGTAATGTAGCATTATTGAGAAGGGCAGTATTAGCTAATCTTCTTTGGGAAGATGTTGCATATATGGATGGTCTTAAGGTGGCAGAAGAAATCAAGAGGCTAATATATTTGTGTCCTGCCATTGATGTGTATAATATTGCTCTTGAAGCAAGATTAATGCAGAAGCTGAGACATATACCACTGTTTATAGCAGTGGAAATGTGTAAATATCCTGAACATAAGTTATTTGTAGCTGACCTATTGCCTAAGATTATTACAAGGGCTGATATGCTGACAGATTTCTTGGCATTATATTGGAAGGGCGGTAAAAAGCCTATCTGTAACCAAGCTAAGAAAGGATTAGCTAATGCCTTTCATAACTTCAATGAGTACAAGTTGGCTAAATATGACAGAAATGCAGCTATTAAGCTGAGAGATGTTATGTTCTTATGCAGACCTAAGCCAAACAATGATTATGAAACCAAGTTATTCAAGAAAGTAGCTGACAGAACTCTTACTCCTCCTGAAACATGGGAAGTATTATTATCTGCTGGTGAAGATAGGAAAGAGACTTGGACTAAATTAATCTTTGAGAATAAGATTGGCGGTCTGGCTATGTTGAGAAATATAGCTAACATGAGAAAATCGGATGTTGCTAAAAGAGTTATTGTTGAGGGATTGACAAAACTTAAATCATCAATGCTATTGCCTCTTGACTTTTTGAAAGCTGAAAGAATGAACCCTGAGTTCAGTAGGGATATTGAAGATGCTATGTTGGAATCATATAAGAATCTACCTAAACTCCCAGGTAAAACCTTGTTTATAGTAGATGTCAGTGGTTCTATGGGTAGTCTTACTTCTGGTCAATCACAGTTCAGTAGAATGGACCAAGCATGCGCAATGGCTATGTTAGCTATTAATCAGTGTGAGGACTATGAACTTGTGGCTACAGCAGGTAGTGATAGTTCAAGAAAACAAGCATCTGAACATATCAAATATCCTCAAAAGGGATTTGGTGTATTCAAGCAAATACTGGACACAAGACATAATATTGGTGGTGGAGGCATATTCACTAAACAATGTTTAGACTGGTGTAAAGACAAATTTAAAGGTGTTCACTTTAATAGAATCATCATTTTCTCAGATTCACAGGATATAGATTACCACTATAATAAGTCTATCCTTCCTGAGCCATTTGGTACTTACAATTATATTTGTGATGTATCAGCCAATACAAAGGGAGTGAATTATAGAGGAAGATGGACTGCTGAGATTTCAGGTTGGTCAGAGAATTTCCTAACTTATATTGCAGCTTTAGAAGGCTTACAGAATAAGTTTGAGGAACAGTAAAATATAATGTTGTATAGTGTATAATAGACTTACTTCAAGCTAATATGGATATAGTTTACCAAAAACAGTCTGTTAGTTGTTCTTACAACATTAACTTATAATGCCATTAGTGTATTACAGATTTACATCAATAATCTTTTAAATTATCTACGATAATCTGTTAAATGTTCTATGGCATATCTTAAAGAGATACTTTAACCAGTTTTCAACTCTTAAAAATGAAAAAGCTGGATTTGGAAGTGTGGCGGAATGGTAGACGCAACAAGGGAGTACACGACTCTGCCCTTTACAGGATTAGAAATCCAGTGGTTCGTGTAATGCAGGTTCGAGTCCTGCCACTTTCACAACAGTAGGTGAGATAAATTTATCTCTGAAAAGGTAAGACTACATAGACACCCTAAGAAAGTGTGGCGAAAATCTGCTTGCGTAGATAGAGTGTTACTTCGAATATGTAACCGTTTTATTGTTCGTAAAACAATAATTTTAAATAATATAAATAATATTGGAGGAATGGCGGAATTGGTAGACGCATATATGTATTAACGTTATACATATATTTAATGCATCAAACTTATAATTTGAATAACCTATATAATAGTAAGTAGGAACTCCACAAGGGTGTAGCATAAGTTCTATTGCAGGTTTGAATCCTGCTTCCTCCACACAAAGATTAGTGATATACAACACTTACTTCATATGAAAATTAAATTTAGCAAGTAAGAAAGGAGTAGATTCTTAATCAACTTATGTCCTTAGGGACACAATTTCAAAGGTGTTGTAGAATATTCTATCTTTTAAAGGCTATCAGTTTGATTACTGGTAGCCTTTTCTTTTTATGTACAGTCATGTGATAATAAATAAATGTTTTACTAAAAGAAAAAACAATGAAAAATGAAAAGAGTGAAGCTAAGAGCTTTGCAGAAAACATGAGAGAGAAATTAGGTCTTAACAACCCACTTCCTAAAAAAGTTATGGATAGTTTGAGGGAAGGTGTAATTGACCTTGGTAAAGAGACAGGTGATACTAATGCAGAAGATGTATTGGATAACTGCCTGATTGAATTGGAAAGATTAAAAGATAACCAAAGTAAGGCTATGGTAATTACTTACCTACTTGGTACTCTGCCTATGGACTTGCAGAAATTTATTGCAGGAGAACAGCAAAAGATTGTTGTAAATATTGCAGCTAAAAATTTAGCAGGTGAAGGTCCAGAAGCCATGTTGAGTATGCTTCTTATGGGAGCTATGCTTGGTGATAAAGATTCAGATGAATAATGAAATCAGTCCCTTGTAAGTACGGTTTCAAATTTGAGTATAAAGAATGAATGAGATTAAAGTAAGCCTATCCATAGTGTTGCAAGGCAGCATTATGTATAGCCAAGAGCAGGCTAAAGCTCTTGAGGAAGAAAAAGTAGGCACAGGTTATGATGCTTTCTCTATGAGAGTAGAAGGTCTTAAAAAGGGTAAGAAAGATGCTGAGACCATTACTATAAAGACCAGAAAGTGTAAACCTGCTGGTCAATCTCTCAATCTTAGTATGGATGCTTATGAGTACATGGTAGGAAAAGAAGCTCCTTACTTTGTTAAACCCAGAGATTGGGAGAGACTTACTAAAAAACAGAGGCTTGAAGCTCATCTCAAGAGGATTGTAGAAGGACTTGGTGGAGTAAGTTTCACCTATACTATATTGGATAATTAAATCATTTATAGTGTAGGCAGTATGTTATTTGTATCAATTATAGTAGGATTGTTTGGTATTATCTTACTAATAAAGACTTTTGTTAGATACCACCCTTATTTTGACTTAGTTATAAGCTATAACAAGTATATACTATTACTGTGGTATGATAAGGATGGTGGAAGAACTTACATAAAACTATTGGAAATATGAGCTATGAATTTAAGATGAAAGGTGATGGTAAAGGTAGGAGGTCCAGACTACATAAGAAGATTATGAGAGCTTCTATGAATAGAATGGATGTAGGTCATTTACCTATGAGAGTACAGTCTGATAAGAATGGTTATTGGGGTCAAACCAGCAGAGGGGGATATTCCCCCTATAAGGAAGTAAGAGACTTCCTAATGGCAAGAGTTGGTAGACCAGTGAATAACGTCTTCTCAGAGTTTGTGGTAGAGATGAAGAAACATAAACAGAATAGACCCATTAAAAAAATCTTTGATTCCTTTCTTGATTATGAAGAAGAAAGAATGAAAGGTTATAAATGGGCATCAGGCTTTTATGTTACTAATGGTATCTTGAACTACAAGAAGTGCTCCCTAAAGAAACAAGCCTTTAGTCCTAAACACATCAGATGGAATAATAACCATATCAGAATGGATGTCTTAGAGCAGTTCAAGCCTATTACTACTACATCTCTCTTCCATAGAGCTTCTACTACTGGACCATTATTTATTGGAAAACTTTGGGTATCTGTTAAAGGAAACTATATGTTGTTGCCTGTTTGGTCAGTGCATAGAGATAAATTTGACAGTAGCAGAGATACTGATGTAAGAAGGTTTGGTTTTTACACTAAAGCTCAATTGGAACACTTGTTGCAATTCACAAGAGCTACAGTAATCGGTAAAGGGTGTTCTTATAAAGTTCTTGACTATGAAAGTCCAAAGGGAAGATGGTATAATACTTATGTTTACTATGATTATATAGTCAAGATAACAGACATAGAAGAATATACAAAACAAAAATTCAAAGAATGAATATACTGAAAATAGCTGTATGGTTTGTTATGCTAATGGGATTTATCAATGTATCTTTTCATATGATGTCCCAAGCAAATACAATTGAGAATGTTGTAGGATTCTTCTTAATCATTATTACTGCCTTAGTTTCCTACAAAACTAAGTGTTTTACAACAATAAAATTAAAAAAAAAAAAAGAAAGAAAACATGAAAAGTAAATTTTTAATTGGGCTATTAATAGCCTTTATGGGGATGATAAGTCTATCCTCCTGTGAAAGAATTGATGCAGGTTGTGAAGGTATGAAAGTTAATCTATATGGAGATTCTAAAGGAGTTTCTGATGTAGCTTTGGTTACAGGTAGAGTATTCTATAATCCCTTTACTACTGAAATTTATGAGTATGAAACTTATGTCCAAACTGTGGACTATCCAGCTTTTACTATTAATGCTAAAGATGGTTCTGAATTTACAGTAGACCCTACAGTTTCATTAAAAATTATAGATGGAAAGTCCCCAGAGGTATTCAAGAAATACAGAAGAGAGTTAAAGTCTATAATTACAGGAACTCTTTTTAATTACGTAAGAGATGCTTTTAGAATTCAACTTAATAACTTTACTACAGATTATATTGTAAGTAATAGAGATTCTATTGAAAAAGCTATTGAAACTCATTTAACTACTGCACTTAAAAAAGAGAATTTTCAACTAGAGCAATTAACATCAGGATTAAAATATCCTCCTACTATTGTAGAAGCTGTTAATAATAAAAATAGAGCTATACAAGAGGCTATGCAAGTTGAAAATGAAGTAAAAATTACAGAAGCTCAAGCTAAGAAAATAATTGTAGCAGCAGAAGCAGAGTTTAAAGCTAATGAGTTGAAAACAAAAGCTTTAACTCCTGCAATTTTGGAACAAATGTGGATTGAGAAATGGGATGGTAAGCTTCCTGTTTATGGTCAAGTTCCTACTTTATTTAAAAATATAGGTAACTAATATGTTTTGGATAATTATAGGAATATTCTTCACTATTATTATAGTGGGGATATTAAAAGATACTCATTGTGTATGCTATGATGGTCTTGAGGTTGAGGAAGAGTTTGATATAAAAATACCTATGTGGGTACTTATTATCATCCTTCTTCTTGAACTGATTCCTTCCTTTAATATTATGCTATTTGTAGTCTTTATTATAGTGTACATTGTTAAGTCCTGTGGTAAACCAGAAAGGTTTGATGAAAAGTGTTTATTAAGTCTGAGAGGTGAAACCTACGTAGGAAAAGTTTTGATTATAATTAAGAACTTCTTAAACATTAAAGTATAATAAGTGAACTTGGAATATATTACAATGACAATATTGAATCAAATGTAAAACAAATGTTATGAACCAAAGGGTATATAATATCCTTATGCTCTTACTAATTGGTGGTCTATATGGTTTATACTATATGGACTATCAAGAGGGGCACAAGGAACCTGACAAGGTGGATGTGTTGAGATTGGAACAACCAGAGTTCTTACTATCAGAAGCTCCTGATGATTATCTTATGGAAGCTTTAGAGTATTATAATATTAAACATAAAAACATTGTATATGCTCAGGCTATCCTTGAGACAGGTCATTTCCAGTCTAAGGTCTGCAAAGAGTACAATAACTTATTTGGACTCTATAGTAGTTACAATGGGGATTATTATAAGTTTGACCATTGGAGTGAGAGTGTGGTTGCCTATATCAATTACATACAATACAGATACAAACCCCCGGATGATTACTATCAATTTTTGATTAATATAGGTTATGCGGAAGACCCGCAATATGTAGAAAAACTAAAGAATATAGTAAAGAGATATGGATAGAGAACAGGCTCGGGAAGAGATAATGAATATAAAGAGTGATTCTATACTCTGTGAGTTACCTACTTCCTTTGGTAAATCTAAGATAGGTATTGATTTGGCTTTAAGGGATAATCCCAGTAGCATACTTATAGTAATACCAAGATTAGTCCTAATAAACAACTGGAAAGAGGAGTTTATCAAATGGGGATTAGAATCTTGGCTTGAAAGAGTGTATTTCAGTACTTATGTAGGATTGAATAAACATGTAGAAGAGGATTGGGACTGTGTAATCTTTGATGAAGTACAGCACATGTCAGAAAGATGCAGGGAATTTGTGCATACTATGACTATATACCATTCTATCATGCTTTCAGCTACAGTAACCAGAGATATGAAGTGGGAACTAAGTCAGTTGTTTCCTGATTTTCAATGTTATACAGTGAAGATGAAGGAGGCTATAGACAATGAAATCCTTCCTGACCCAAGAGTGTTCCTTATCCCTCTTGAACTTGATAATACACATGCTGTACATACTATGATTGAACACCCCAAAGCTAAGATTATCAAAGAATGTCTATATAAAGATAGATGGTCTTACTTAAGGGATAAATCTATTCAGGTGCATATTAAGTGTACTGAATATCAGTATGTGATAGAGTTAGGAAGCAAGATAGAGTTCTGGAAGAGACAATACATGAGAACAAGAAATGAAGGAGTAAAGACGAAGTGGTTATTCCTTGCAGGTCAAAGGCTCAAATTTCTTTCACAATTAAAGAACCCTATTATCTTATCTCTTCTGGAGAAGCTGAAATCAGAGAGGGTACTTACATTCTGTAGCTCGATTGAACAGACAGAAATATTAGGGGAAAACTGTATTAACAGTAAGAACAAGGAATCCTCTATAGTGCTTGATATGTTTAATCACAAGAAGTTGGACCACATTACAGCATGTAATATGTTGAATGAAGGCATGAACCTTGTAGATTGCAGAGTTGGTTTATATGCTAATCTGAACAGCAGTGATATTATCATCAAGCAAAGATTGGGTAGAATACTCAGGCACAAAGACCCCATCATTATTATCCCATACTTTAGTGGTACAAGGGAAGAAGAGTTGGTTGAAAAGATGCTTGAGGACTATAATCCAGAGTTGGTTGAAAAAACAAATTTAAGTGAAATAAAAGTATGAGAAACAGAGTTAAAATTACTAAAACAAACTACATTGTAAATCCTGAGAAGAAGGTAGTAGTTTGTGTCCTGGAGTGTGATATGCAGTTGGTGAAACACCCTGTATATGAAGATATTTATCCTTATATGTGGGCTAATCTTCCACTTGTAAATCGCAATGGTAAATTCAAGGTAAGAGCTGTTGCAAGGTGCAATGAAGAAGATGCCTTTGATGGAGAAGTAGGTAAGAGGATTGCAGAATCCAGAGCAAAAGGTAAAGCATTTGCTACTGCTGCAAAGGTTTACAAAGAAATTGAGAAATATTTCTTGAACTGTGCTGCACTTGTGAATGAATCTGTGGAGGCTTGTGAACATACCGTGAATGTTGAGGAAGCTCATGTTGAATTGCTGATTGGATGGTAGTATGACAATCTCATTGAATGACAAGGTTATTAAAAAGAGTGGGGTTTCTCTTGGAGAGGTCTTACTTATGATAGCTATTCAAAACAATGTAGATTTCAATGCTGCTGAAAGTGAGTTGAAGAAGAAAGGACTTATTAGTACAAGTTATGATAAGGAAACACATCTTCCTGTAGGGTTATTTGTTACTTCTACAGGGAATAATGTGGTAAATAACATTATTCTTGACTCTGATAAGTCTGTGGGGACTGATGACTTCAATCAAAGAATTGAAGCATTAGTACCTCAACTTCAATCCATTTATCCAGAAGGAAAGAACTTTAACAACCAGTATTGGAGAGGAAATAAAACTGACATTAAGAGGAAGTTACAGACTTTCTTTAAGAAGTATGGGAATGATTACACTGATGAACAAATCATTAATGCAACTCAAGCCTATGTTTCTGGCTTCAATGGAGAGTATAAGTTCATGAGATTACTTCAATATTTCATTTGGAAAGAAGAGGTAAAGGATGGTACTAAAGTCCCTATCTCAGAACTGGCTAACTACATTGAGAATGCTGGTCAGGAAAGTGACCTCACTAATAATTGGACAACTACATTGGTTTAAGCTATGGAAGAGAAGGATTCATTTGATAGGGCACTGGAGAAGTTAATACTCCGAAGGCAGAGGATATTGGATGGCAAGATAAATTGTATTCCATTGTCCTTTCCAAGATTAAGAGTGTGGCTCCCTGGAATAGAGAAGAGAAGGTATAACATTATTACTGCAAATCAAAAGGTTGGTAAATCAAAACTTGCTGACTATATGCTTGTTTATGAACCCTTCTTCTATGCAATTGAGCACCCTGACCAACTAAGGTTGAAGATACTCTATTTTACACTTGAAATGGGTAAGGAAGAAAAGTTCTATGAATTCTTATGTCACCTATTATTTAGGCTTGATAGAATAAGAATAAGTCCAACTGACTTGAAGAGTACTTCTGCTGATAGACCAGTTTCTCAAGAGATATTAGACTTACTTGCATCTGAAAGATATATGACATATATTCAGAAGTTTAAGGAGACTATAATCTATATTGACTCTGAAAGAAATCCTACAGGTATTAATAAGTATTGTAGGAATTTTGCTTTGAGTAGGGGAAAGTTTCACTTCAAGAAGGTTATCATGAAGAATGAAGCTGGACTTGAGGAGGAAAGGGATGTTGTAGACTATTATGAACCAGATGATAAGGATGAATATGTAGAAGTAATCTTAGACAACTATTCAAATCTGATGTCAGAAAGTGGTATGAACAAAATGCAGACTATTGAGAAGATGAGTAAGTATTTCATCTCTCAAAGAGACCAGTTTGATTTTAATGTTACTGCAATCCAACATCAGGCTCAGGCTCAGGAAGGAATTGAGAATCAGAAGTTGAATAAGATGATGCCTTCATCCGATGGTCTTGCAGATTGTAAGACTACTACCAGAGATGCAAATCTGGTGCTTGGTTTATATAGTCCATTTAAATATGGTCTAAGGGAATATGAAGGTTATGATGTTACCAAATTCAAAAACAATATAAGGTTTATGCAAGTTATTGAGGATAGAGATAATGGAGCAGGAGGTCAAATATGTCCATTATTCTTTGATGGGGCAGTAAGTACCTTTACTGAGCTTCCACTACCCAATAATAAGCCTGAACTGGAAAAATGTCTTGAGTATATTGAGACAGTTGTAAGGAGGAGGACTAACTATACTTTCATGAATGTCTCTATAAGAAAAGCCAAAGTAAGAAAGTGGAAGATGAATTTGCATAGGTTAGTTAAATTGATTACCTTTGCAGACTAAATTTTAAATAAAAAGAATGAAAGCATTGATTTTAGCTAAATCAGGCTTTGGTAAATCAACCTCTATTGGGGAGATACCAGAGCTTGGATTGAAAGGGTTGGACCCTAAAGTGACTTATTTGATAAGTTGTGTAAATAAACCTTTACCTTTTAGAGGAGGTGGAAGTAAGTATCAAGTTACTACTATTAAGGAGATTGGTAAAGGTAACAGAATTATAACCAATGATGCAAAAGAAGTTGCTCAAATCATTGAGATGTTAGCCAGTCCTAATTCTCCTTTCACTAATATAGTACTTGATGATATGAATTATGTCAGTCAGGATTTCTATATGAAGAATGCAATGAAAGGTGGCTGGGACACTCCTAAACAGATTGGTTATGGAATGGGGTTAATATTTGATGCAATCAATCTTGTGCCAGAAAACAAGAACATGATTTGTCTTGCTCATTATGAAGAGTATAAAGACAAGAATGGTGATAGTATCTCTTACAAATATAAGAGTACTGGTAACATGGTTGATTCATATATTACTCCTGAGGGTAAGTTTGAAGTGGTTCTTTATGGTAAGTCTTCTTTTGATTCAAAGGAGAAGAAGTCCATCAGAGAATTTGTTACCAATGATGATGGAGTATATCCTGCAAAGAGTCCTGTTGGCATGTTTCCTCTGTATATTCCCAATGACTTGGGTCTTGTAGTTGAGAAAGCACAGGAATACTATGGATAGAGATGAAGTAGTCAGGGTTAGTAGGCTTGTAGCCTTTGGTGGACTGACTAGAGAAGATGCTGTCAATCTTCTATTAGATTATTGCACTGAACACGGTAAAGACCCTAAGTTGTCTATAACTTTTATACAGACTATCATGGGGATGGGCATGGTTCAATCGTATTTAATGGAAGCATTAGAGTATTATGAAAAGAAATACACCATAAATAAACTGCAAAGTAAGCCCAATGAAATAGGGCAAAGACAAACAATTTTTATAAATTAAATACAAATATTTATATGATTACTGGCATTATTTACAGATATATTTCTCCTTCTGGTAAAAGTTATATAGGACAAACTATAGATGAAGCTGTAAGGAAGCAATTCTTTTATAACTTAAATTGCAGTTATGGAGGGAAGAAAATAGATAATGCAAGGCACAGATATAAGCCAGAAAATTTTATTTATGAAGTTCTCCATAAAGGAGATTACATAGATGAAGTGATAGCAAAGAAGATACTTAATGAACTTGAAGTTTATTATATTAGGAAGTTTAATTCTTTTGAAGATGGGTATAATTGTACTATTGGAGGAGAAAGTTTAAGTGGGTTCAAACACACTGAGGAAACAAAGATGAAGATGAAAAATGCTCATTTAGGAGTTCCTAAAAGTGAGGAACAGATTCTTAAACTTAAAGATACTTTATCTAAGAAAGTTATTGTAAAAACAAGGAAATTTTTAGATTCAGTTAGGAAACCAGTAGAACAGTATGATAAATCTGGAGTATTAATAAACTCTTATAATAGTATAACTGAGGCTTCTAAAATTACAGGAGTCAATGGTTCTAATATTGGAGAATGCTGTTATGGTAGAAGGAAAAGTGCTGGTAATTATATATGGAAATTTGTATAAAAAAAAGAAAACATGGAAAGAAAAGAATTATCAAGGTTTGAACTGGCAATTGTTAAAAGGACAGCCCAGAACACTAAGAGTTTGAGAACCAAAAGGGACAAACTAGTAGAGAAAATTGAGAAAGCACAGGAAGAATTGAGTGTAATCAGTGAAACTATTGAAGGCTTTGAAGCTCCTATCAAGACTATGACTGGTGGTTTCACTTCTGAGGAAGTTCTTGCTGGTATCATGGCAGTAGCAGAAGCAACAGAAGAAGCTCCAGAAGGAGAAGTTTCAGAAGAGGTAGAAGTACCCGCATCTGAGGCAGTTGCATTGGCAGAAGAGGTAGCACCTGCAAATCCATTTGGAGAATTAGCAGATGAAATGCCTTTCAAAGATTAATCACGTAAAAATCAGTAATTTAAGATGAAGAATTTAAACAAAAGTTTCATGGCTGTTAAAGTAGGTAAAGAATCAGTTGAAGGTTCTTTCAAGATGTACAAAGGTATGGCTGCATTCAATATTGTAGCTGTAAATCCTACTAAGGAAGAATTAGAGGCTCTCACAGGTAGAGAGATTGAGAATGCCCCTGAATATGTTGGCAGAACTGAGGAAGGTAAGGAACAGGTAAGGGTAGTATTTTATGCAAAGACTGCTCCTGATGCTAAGTTGAATAAGGGCATTGAATTGCTTATTCCTATCAGCTTTATGCTGACTAAGGACTTTAAGATAGGTCAGACAAGTGGTAAATGCCAGATTATTGATAAGTTTGGTAGAACTGCATGGGCTACCAAAGAAGAACTACAGTCCAAGTCTATTCCACAATACGCTTCTGGACCAGCCAATATCAGTGCAGATTACAGACCTGCATGGCAAGGTGAGGAATTCTTGATTGACTTCCTTATTCAGTGGTTGAATATTCCTAATCCTGCCAACTATAAAGATGGTAAGTGGATTATGAAGGAAGACCCCTCTGACAGTGAGGTTTCTCTTGATATGGCAGCTCTATTCAAGGGTGATGTAAAAGAGCTTAAAGAGCTTGTTACTCTTGCTGCTGCATATACAGTTAAAGGTGCAGTAGGTATCAGAACTGTAGATAATGAGAATGGTACAAGACAGTATCAGGCTGTATTTACAAGGAAGTTTGCTAAGAATGCTGTGACAGATTACAGTAAGATTGATGCTGCCATTGCTGATTTCCAAAGTAATGGGGGTGCTCCGGGCACTGAGTTTTCTACTCAACCTTTGCATGAAAATACAGTAGAAGCTACTTCATTTGCTGCACCTGACAATGACCCATTAGGAGCAGCAACAGCTCCTACAGCAACTCCTTGGGGTTAATAACATAAAGATTTAGAACTATGGCTATTAGTATAGGTAAACCTAATATCAGATTAGAAGAGATTTTATCAAAGGTATCAGAATTAGATATTCTGAACCATTATTTTGGGGTAAGTAATGTCCCCTGTATTATATCAAGTCCATTAAGACCTGATAACCATCCATCCTTTGGTTTTTATAGCATAGATGGTCAGAAGATACATTGGACAGACTTGGCTACAAAAGATAGAGGGGGAACATTTGATTTATTAGGTAAGTATTGGGGGGAGAGTTACAATGATGTGCTTGCACATGTTTGGGGGGACTTATCCAAGATTACTAAGACTAATGGCTATAGTACATTAGGTAAACCTAAGATTGTCACTAATAAGGAATATAGTTCTAACCTTGATTTACAATGTAAGACAAGGGAATGGAGAGAGTATGACCTTGAGTATTGGGCTTCATTTGGTATCACTTTAGAGTGGTTGAAATATGCTGACATTTATCCTATATCCTATAAGATAATCATAAAAGGAGAGTCCAGAATGGTCTTTCCAGCAGATAGATATGCTTATGCTTATGTAGAATATAAGGAAGGGAAAGTCACTTTAAAGATATATCAACCATTTAATCAGAAGGGATATAAGTGGTCCAATAGGCATGATAGGTCAGTAATTAGCTTATGGACTAAAGTGCCTGAATTTGGGGATAGGATATGTATTTGTTCCTCAATGAAAGATGCTTTATGTCTATGGGCAAACACTGGAATACCAGCTATAGCCATTCAAGGAGAGGGTTATGGTATCAGTGATACTGCTGTTAATGAACTTAAAAGAAGATACAAGAAAGTATTTATCTTATTGGATAATGATAAAGCTGGTCTCATAGATGGAGAGAAACTATCAGTATCCACTGGGTTCACTAACATAGTATTGCCTCATTTTGAGGGAGGAAAAGATGTCTCAGACCTCTATAAAACAATAGGAGACAAAGAACAATTCAGAGAAATAATTTTAAGCCTATTTAATAGGTAATGTTTTATCACTAAAAAAAAAAATCATGGAATTTAGAAAAGTAACCATCATCAACAACAAAACTCAGTCTCAAAAAGTTATTCAGGCATCTGCTGCAACTACACTGGGTGAGTTGAAAAGAGAAATGAGAGAAGCAGGTATTGAATATGAAGGAATGACATTCTTTGAAGGTCATTTGAGAGCAGAATTGAAAGATGATGCTTCTATCCTTCCTACCAATATTCCTTACAAAGGACAAGTAGTAAATGATTTGACATTCCTGCTGACTGCACCTGAGAAGAAAATCAAGTCTGGTGCAATGTCAAGGGCAGAAGCCTACAATGCAATCAAGGCAAGAGGCTTGCAGGATGAGTGTGTAAAGAGATTTGGAAAGAACTTCACCATGTGTAAAACTCAGGACTTGATTGGCCTGTTGGGTGAAGGTGCTCCTGTAAAAGAGGAGAAGAAAGAGGTTGTGAAAGAAAAATCTGCAAAGAAAGAAGTAGCAAAAGAACCAGTAAAGGAAGAGAAACCTGAGGTGACTACAACTTCTGAGGGTAATGTTGCAGGTGCATTGGAAGTTCTGTTGGAAGACCTTTATGGCAGTGATGCTATTGAAGAAGGCACTTATGACAGGGCTATGGCTGTACTGAAAGGTACTACCTATAAAGCACCTGAAGGGATGTCAAGGGAGGAAATCAACCAGATGTTTGATTTTGTTGACTAAGTAAAACCAGTGAGGGAGGAGGCTGAATAAGCCTTCCCCCTCATTTTTTTTTTATCATGCAATGACCGAAGAGATAAAGAAACAAGTTCATGAACTACATAGTAGTATCATGGAAAAACCAAATCAAATCCTACAATTCTTTCAAGACTTCTTTGGTGAGGGGAGAGTAGAGATGCAAGGTTTTCTTACTGAGGATGAATTATATACATATCTTAGTGAGACCCCCTTAGGAACACTCCTGGAATGGAGTAATATAGTAGACTCTTCTGCTTATCAAAATATGAATAAGGAAGACCGAGATATAATAAATCTCTTTTGGACAGCAGAAGGTGCTAATAATGAAACTGCTGTAAGTGACTCTGCATTAGCTAAATATTTCTTGCCAATAATAAAGGAGAAGATTGCTAATAGTAGGTTCAATGACTTATTCATTCTTATTTATTTTCCTACAGTAAGGATTACAAATGAATATGATAAGTATGTGGATATTAGGGATTTATGGCTTAAAGTTCCATTCAATTGGCAGGGAAAGGGTAAGGGTTATTTTGGAGTGAACAGGTCTAATTATCCTCTGAATCAATTCCAGTATGGATATATGCACAGTCATGTAGCTTCTATTCCAAGAGGTAACTTTGAGAATTTCCAAACACCCTGTACTGGTAGAGGACCTATTAATTCAACCTTATCTACATTAGCTATAGGATATGATGAAGCCATTTGGCAGTTATTGTGTCTGGAGCTTGATAGATATGTAAGAGTGGAATCTATTGATGGGGTCCCACACCGCAGACTTGAGAATATTCCTGCACCAGAGATGGGAGATGCTAGAGATAAATTCTCTATGCAGGCTCTTGTAGGAACAGTTCATTACAACAATGTATTTGGAAAAGAACAATTCAAACCATTCATTGAATACCTTCTGAAGACTAAGAAGCTTAGATTCAACTATAGTAATGGAAGTTATGGGTTAGGAATGTCTTTCATTGATACAGTAGTTCTTATCAGTAATGAATTTATTAGCTGGTATAATACTGAGTATAACAAACATACTTTTGACATTAGTTATACTGACCTTGTTAGTTTAGGTGTTATTAATGAATGTATCATAACCAATGGTAAAGTCTATATACCAAGAGCATCCAGAAGGGGTAGTAGTAATGACTACCAGCGATATATAGGAGAGAAAATCTGTACATTCAAAGGTAGGGAGATTACCTTGACTATTGATGGAGTATTATCCTCAGAGGAGGAATCTCTCAATAGAACAAGGATACTAAATCTACAGTATATTGAAACTATAGTATGTAGTATATTAAGAATATTAAATTATGGATATGGAAGAGAAGAAAGAAGTGAAACCAGTACTGGAGTTAGTCCACAGACAAGATATATTTAAGATTGTCATTCCAGCAGAGGTTGAGAAAAAGATAAGGTTTTTATGCAAGAACATCTGGGATGTAGAATGGTCAGGTATCTTGTTCTATAAAGTTGAGGGAGCTTTTGAAGATAAGTCCCTAACTATCAGATGTGTAGATTTGTTCCAAATGGACATTGGTACAAGTGCATATACTGAGTTCAATGTATCTCCTGATATGGCTACATATATGGTAGACCATCCTGAATTATTGGAAGAGGGGATATACCAAGGATTAATCCATAGTCATAATAATATGGCTACATTCTTTAGTGGTACTGATACATCCACTCTAAGTGCAGAAGGTAATGATATGGCTCACTTTGTATCTTTGATTGTTAATAATGCAGGTAAATATACTGCTGGTATTACAAGGAAGTACAAATGTGTACAGACTGTATCTGAGAAATATACTTATCCTACTTGGAATGAGGAAGTAAGAGAGGGAGTAGAGACTTTTGACATTGAAGAAGAAAAACTTGAATGGTTTAATCTGGATATAGTATTTGAAGATGCAACTGATAACTTTGAGACTGAAATGATGGAGAGACTCAAGGAAATCAAAGAGTCTAAAAAGAAAACTGTTCCTTTATATAAAAGTAGTTGTCCTCAATATGGTAACTATGGTAACAATATTGCTCCAATCAAGGAGGTAGTGAGTACATTTCCTATGTACAAAGACGAATACTATGGGGAAGAAGGAAGAGGCTGGTATAAAGCTAAAGAAGTTAAGGAAACATCTGGTAAACAAAGTGAGCTACCATTTGAAGAGCCTGAGGAAGAGAATTTTGACATTCCTTATGGTATTATAACAGTGGATAAAGATATAGTCCAGTCTATTGTAAGACAGCTTGTTACATCAAGTATTATCATTTCAAATGAAAGTGCAGTTGATGTCAAGAAGTGGGCTAATTCTATGGAGAATCTTTATAGAAAGAGGTTCGGAAGTGTCAAAGTGTTTGAATACTTTGCATCAACCTATGTAGATTATCTTATTAATTATACCTATGATGGAGATGTCATGGCAGTTATTAGTAATGATGATTCCACTATGGCTGCATTATTGGCACATGATGTGAGGGAAGAACTTGAGAAATTACCAAAGAACCCTTGGTTAAGTGTTTATATCAAATTAATGGATGATTATATTATTTGATTATGGAAGAAGAAGTATTAGAAAGTGATAGAAACCAAATAGTTGATGAACCTTTGGATTGGTCTGATTTGCTGCATGATGCTCAGAATACTGAGGATGCTCCATTAGAGATAGATGAACAAGGAGAAGCATTACTTGAAGCTGCATTAGCTGCTGAGGAAGTAGTAATTCCACCTAATTCAGGTAGTTTACTTGTAGATGAAACTACAAGTAGATTCAGTGGAGCTATCTGGTATAGTGCCATTCAATCTAAAATTATTACCTTAGCTGGTGTAGGAGGTATTGGAAGTTATGTTGGTTTCCTACTTGCAAGATTAAAACCTGCTATATTATATTTATATGACCCAGACATAGTTGAACAGGCTAATATGTCTGGTCAATTATATGGTAATCATAATTTGGGACAGGAAAAAGTTTATGCTCTCAATAGTATGATGCAACAGTATGCAAACTTTTATAACTCCATTTCCTATCAGGAAAGGTTTACTACTGAAAGTGAAGCTACAGATATTATGATTTGTGGTTTTGATAATATGGAAGCAAGAGAACTATTCTTTAATGCTTGGGAAGATAGACTAATGTCCAAAGCTGGGGAAGAGAGAGGAAAATGTTTATTTATTGATGGTAGATTGGCAGCAGAAGAATATCAAGTATTTGCTATTCAAGGCAATGATTTAAGAGCTATGAGAGAGTACAGAAGTAAATGGTTATTCAGTGATGCAGTAGCAGATGAAACTATCTGTAGCTACAAACAGACAACCTTTATGGCAAATATGATTGCATCAGTAATGGTCAATCTGTTTGTAAACTTCGTGGCTAATGAATGTAATCCTATTATAGATAGGGATGTGCCTTTTATGACTCAATATTCTGCTGATACAATGTACTTTAAAGTAGAAATGTAATGGCAATAAGTGTACAATTAAACAGGCAACTTCATGGTATATTTCTTAATAGAGGTGCTATTGAATTCCCAGACTATATTAAACCCCATCTTGTACTTGAAAACAATAATGTGTTCACTCTATTTTTAAGAGTGGATATTAGTGGACCAGAAATTGATGTTCCACTAATGTGCAAATATAGAGTTGAGGAAGGATTATTGAGTAACTACAATTATCCTAATAGTTTAAAGGAAGTGGCTGTTACTTTATTTGAGAATAGTTATGCTCAGACAAGAAGAACCGCAAATGCAATCTTCAAGACATTCCTGATGAATGATACTAGAGATAGGCTTATGAAGATTACAACTAATACTGGTGAGGTATATTATGGTGGTAATGGTTATATTCTTGACAAAGATTATAACATATTAATACTGTACACACTTCATGGAGTTATGGAAGATAGAACTCTACACTACAAAACTGGTAGAATCTATGTGAATCCAAAGGTCTTTGTTAGTAATGGTATAGTTGAGAAAGGTATCATTAAGACTGTCATTCCTGCATTTGTACAGGAGGGTATTAGGATAGATAGAGCTAATATTGAAGGAGTTACTTATCAGGAGATTACTATACCTATAAGAAATGAATATGGTAGGATTACTGGTGGTTATACCTCGCCTATACCTGAGATAGTAGTAGCTGATGTAACTGGTAGGTTCATAGTAAAACCTAAAAAACCCACTCCTTCTACATTCAATAATGAGGCTATGAATGATTACCTTCTGGAGCACCTTGATGAGGTTGTACAAATGACCTATATATTATGACATTTGAGGAATATTTTGGTGGATGGGTAAGGGTTATAGATACAAAAGAATTAAATAAGGTAGTAGGACAGGTAAGTTTAATTAAAAGAGATTTACTTTGTCCTGCATATCCTGATATATTTAAGGCTTTTAATCTGTGCCCTTACAACAACCTTAAAGTTGTAATGATAGGACAAGACCCATATCCACAAAAGGATGTGGCTACTGGTGTCCTGTTTGGAAACAAGGAGGGGACTAAATTATCTCCTTCTCTTGAAATAGTTAAAGAGGCTTGCATTAATTTTGAAGTTCCACATAATAGTATTATCTTTGACCCCACTTTAGAGAGTTGGGCTAAGCAAGGAGTATTAATGATTAATTCTGCACTGACTTGTGAAATGAATAAGGTAGGTAGCCATACAATGATGTGGAGACCTTTCATGACCAAGTTACTAAAGAGTCTATCAGAGTGGCAGACTGGTATTATATATGTTCTATTTGGTGAACAGGCTAAGACACTTAAGCCTTATATCAATAAGGATACCAATATAATACTGGAAGAGAAGCATCCTGCATACTATGCAAGACAAGAAGAAAGGATGCCATCTACTGTATTTCAAGAAGTAAGCAAATTAACTAAAGAAAAATATGGAGAGCCAATTATTTGGTTCTCAGAGTATTAATTTACGAAAAAAAAAAAAAAAGTATGAAGAAACTTATTTTTGTGGAAACTGGTAAGGAAATAGAAATGGGTAAGACACTTGCCCTTGGGATGAACAGTGCTTATGGTTTCATACCATTTTATACTGTAACTGTCTGTGAGGAAAGTATTCCCTTCCTTATTGAAAAAGGTGTAGTCAAGGAAGTAGAAGAGCAAGGAACTCCTGTAGACCCTAATTTCTATTTGGAACATCTTGCAAAGAGGATTCAATGGAATGTAGATAATCTGAGGAAGTACCTTGGTAATCTATACACAATCTATCCTGCTGCTGTAATCTCAATTCTGTTGAGAGAAATAGCTATTGTACTTGATGAAAAATATGATAACCATATTGAGAACAGTAAGGAGATTTATGTCATTAGTTGTCTCAGTGGAGAGATAATAAAGGTCAAGGACTTGAATAAAATCAAGAACTTCAAGAATTTTGCTGCATTCAGGACATTGGATGATGCTCTTGCAGCTAAGCATACCTTGAAAGACCCTATGAAACAATTATTTAAGAGAGGTGGAAAACAGGAGAATTAGGAATGCCACTCCAGAAGAGTATGGTAACATAAAGTTTAAATCAAAAATTGAGGCAATGGCTTATAAGACCTTACTTCAACATGGGTTTGAGCCTGAATATGAAACCCATACTTATACAATCTGGGAAGGATTTAGACCTACTGTACCTTTTTACACCCGTAATAAAGCTAATGCTACAATACTAAACCTCAAGAAGCTAATTAATATTACTTATACCCCAGATTTCTACATGGAGTACCAAGGCTTAAAGATAATTATTGAAGTGAAAGGACAGGTCAATGATGTGTTCCCTTATAAGTTCAAGTTATTTAGATGGCATATAGAGAATTTGCCAGATAAAGAAAATTATCTTATCTTTGAGGTCTTTACTAAGAAACAACTCTTAGAATTTATTCAAATTATTAAAGATGAAGCCAATAGAAAGAATGAGGAAATTGTTGGGCAGTTTACCCGAGAGTGATGTAAATTTAGGTGAACAGTTCATTCAGAGCAGAGATTTTGAGTCACTCAAGGACTTAGTGGATTCAGCAATATTCAAGACAAGGAAGAATATCAAGAGTGAAAATCCTAAACAAGAGTACCTTGAGGTGGACTTGACAGAGTTAAGTAATTTAAAGGCTGAGGTGGATGTGTATTTAGCCCAGCTTGAAGTTCCCAGTAATGAATGGGGAGAAGACATAGAGGAGGAATACTATGGTGAAGAGTATTAAAGAACTATCTTGGAATGTAACAGAAGAAGAGTACAGGAAAGACCCTGCAATCAGTTACTCTACATTATCAAGATTTGAAAGGGAAGGATGGAGGAATATCAGTTCTCTCTTTGATAAGGTAGATAGTCCAGCATTATTATTTGGTAGTGCAGTGGATTGTATGCTTACTGATGGAGAACAAGCCTTTGCTGAAAGATTCATTGTATGTGAGTTTCCTAATCTGTCAGATAACCTGATAAGTATCACCAAAGTGTTATTCTCCAAGTATGGAGATACACACAGGAGGGTAGATACTATTGATGATGAAGTGATTAGTAGTGTGGCTGTAGCCAATGGATATTATGCAGGAGACTCTTATAAAGCTACCAGAATAAAGAAGGTAAAAGAGAGCTGCAATGAGTATTACTCACTACTTGCACTGGCAGGAGACAAGACCATATTATCTCAAAAGGATTGTAATGATGTGTCTCTTTGTGTTGATGAATTAAGAACCAACTCAATAACCAAGGACTTCTTTTATATAGACCCCTGGAGAACAGATATTGAGAAGGTGTTTCAATTGAAATTTAAAGCTGAATGGAATGGAATACCAGTAAGATGTATGTTTGATGAGCTTATTGTGGACCATCATAATAAGATTATCTATCCAATAGACTTAAAGACTACTGGGTATCCTGAGGAGAACTTTCAAGACTCCTTTGCTCATTGGAGATATGATATTCAAGCTAAGCTATATACATACATTCTTCAAGAGTGTATCAAGAGGGACCCTTATTTCAGTGAGTTCAAGATTCAGCATTATCAATTTATTGTTATCAACAGAAGAACAATTGCTCCTATTGTGTGGAAATTCTATGGGAACTTTAGTATAGTAGATTTAAAGGATGAAACAGGTAAGATTTACAGGGATTGGAGGAAGATTCTTACAGACCTAAATTATTATCTTACTAATCCTAACCTGAAATATAGTAAGGAAGTAATGGAAAATGATTGTATTATGGAAATAAAGAATTTAATACCAGCATGACAGAGTTAGAATATTTTAAAGGAGATGAACTGGCAGCTTCAACTTGGAGGAATAAGTATGCAACAGAAGGGGAACAAACCCCTGATGATACACACAAAAGATTAGCTAAGGAATTTGCAAGAGTGGAGGAGAACTATAGATGGAGTCAGGAAGGTAGATTGTCCTTATCAAATTATGGTTATCAAAGACCACACCTTGATGAAGAAGCTATCTATCAGTTATTCAAGGACTTCAAGTATATTATACCCGGGGGTTCAGTTATGTCTGGTTGTGGTACTGGAGCATTAGTAAGTCTTAGCAATTGCTTTGTAATAGGCAGTCCTAAAGATAGTTATGCAGAGATAATGAAGACAAGAAGCCAGCAAGCTCAACTTATGAAGAGAAGAGGTGGAGTGGGTTATGATTTATCTCAGCTTAGACCAAGAGGAGCTAAGGTTAATAATGCAGCAAAGTCTTCAACAGGTGCAGCATCTTTCATGGATGTATGTTCAGATATAACCAATGAAGTGGCTCAGAATGGAAGAAGGGGTGCTCTTATGCTAAGTATGAGTATTAATCACCCAGATATTGAAGAGTTTATAACAAAGAAGCAGGACTTAACCAAAGTAACTGGGGCTAATATATCAGTGAAGGTTACTGATGAGTTTATGAGAGCTGTGGAGAATGATAAGGATTATCTATTAAGGTTTCCTATAAATCAAAAATTATCTTATTTCTCTAAAGACTATCTTGATATTGAATACAATAAGCTTACTTATTTGGAGGACCATAAAAGGGATAATGAAGTGTTCTGGATAAAGAAAGTGAGAGCAAGAGAATTATGGAATACTCTTATGCACTGTGCTTGGAATACTGCTGAACCAGGGATTATGTTTGAAGGAGCAATGCACAACTATTCTCCTGATGGTGTATATCCTGACTTCAAAATGGTTGGAACCAATCCTTGTGGAGAGATACCAATGGGTCCATTTGATAGCTGTAGATTGATTCATATCAACTTGGCAAGTTATATTGTAAACCCATTTACAGATAAGGCTCATATTGATGAAGAGTTACTCTATATGCACTCTTATGAAGCCATGAGATTAGCTGATGATTTAGTTGATTTGGAGATTGAAGCTGTTGATAGGATTATTGATACAGTGAAGAATGATACTGATGATACTGAATTTAAGCTATGGAGTAGAATCAAAGAGACTGCAATTCAAGGAAGAAGAGCTGGTTTAGGTTTCACTGGTCTTGCTGATGCAATAGCTATGTTAGGATTAAAGTATGACTCTGATGAAGGTATTAGTCAGGTTGAACAATTAATGAAAGTTATGTTCAAAGGTCAGCTTGATAGTAATATTGATATGGCTATTGAGAGAGGCGCATTTCCTGCTTGGGATAAACATAAAGAACTATTCTTTGAAGGTGATGAAGTATGTGAACTCACAGGGGAAATGCCTGTTTATAATGGGCATAATGAGTGGTATAATTTTATCTATGATAATTATCCTGACCAAATAGTTAAGATGATTAGAAATGGTAGAAGAAACATAAGTTGGTCTACTGTAGCTCCTACAGGTACTGTAAGTATCATGGCTGGTACAAGCAGTGGTATTGAGCCTATATTCATGCCTTTCTATCAAAGAAAGAGGAAGTGTATGTCTGAAAGTGATAGAGTAGACTATGTAGATAAAGTAGGTGAAAAGTACACCTTATTTACGGTAGTTCATCCTAACTTGAAGAGATGGGCAATAGAAACTATGAACTATAGTGAGTCAGAAATCAATGAATGGGGTTTAGGAGTATGGAAGGAAGTCTGGAAAGAAAGTCCTTATTATGGTTCTACTGCATCTGAAATTGATTGGAGACAAAGAGTTAAATTCCAAGGAGTAGTTCAGAAATATATCACTCATAGTATCAGTAGTACAGTTAATCTGGCTAAAGAAACTACAGAAGAAGAGATTGCTGACATCTATATTGAGGCTTGGAAACAAGGACTGAAAGGTATCACTATTTATAGGGATGGATGTAGGGAAGGTATATTGACTCAAGTTGAGAAACCTAAAACTATTGAAGGAAGACAAGCTCCTAAAAGACCTAAAGAACTTGAAGCTGATACTTATTTGATTAAGGCAAAAGGGGAACAGTTTATTATATTGGTGGGTATGTTAGAGGATAAACCCTATGAAGTCTTTGCATTCAGACCAAGGAATCCCATCAGCTTTAAAACTCATAAAGGTGTTATAACTAAAGTAAGTAAGATGCACTATAGTTTTACATCAGATGTCTTTCATATAGACAATCTTGAGTTAGCTAATGAGAATGTTGAAGAGAATGCAGCTACTTTGTATTCATCTATGTTACTAAGACATGGGGTAGATATTAAGTATATAGTCAAGACTGCAAAGAAGGTCAATGACAATATCACTTCATTCAGTTCAGCCATGTGTAGAGTACTTAGTAAGTATATCCCTAATGAAGAAATCAAGGGTGAGATATGTCCTGATTGTGGTGGAACATTATTAAGAGAAGGTGGTTGTATTCACTGTAAAGATTGTGGTTATAGTAAATGTTTATAAAATGAAAATAAAAGTAAAAGAAATAACAAAAGGTTGTTTTCCTGTAAGGAGTGGAGAGGGTATGTCAGATTGCTATGATTTATTCTTGGCAGAAGATGTAGTCTTGAAGAAAGGAGAGTTAGGTATATTCAAGTTGGGAGTAGCAATGAAACTCCCTAAAGGAATGAGGGCTACTATTTGGAGTAGAAGTAGTACTCCGCCTAAATGGAGTGTGCAAATAGCAAACAGTGCAGCTATTATGGATAATACCTATAGTGGTGATGAAGATGAATGGAGAGTAGAATTACTTGCATTTAAAACTATTACCATTCCTAAAGGAACAAGGGTATGTCAATTTGAAGTTGTGCCTTCTCAATTTGCTACTGCATGGCAGAAATTAAAATGGCTATTAACATCAACTCTACTTCTGGAGCCTGTAGAAACCCTTGGAGCAAATAGTAGAGGCGGTATTGGGCAGACAGGAAAGTAATCACTAAAAAAAAAACACGAAACATGGAGTTTGTATGGAAAATTGTAGCAATGATAGTGGTACTGGCTTGTGTAGCCATTATTGCTGGAGTTGTTAATCTAATAATGAATAGAAGGAAGATAGACCCTAAAGTAGGGAGAATCTCATTTAGGGAGTCTATGGATTTGATTGAATTACCAATTGTCACATTTATGAACAATGGTAAGAAACTAAACTTCCTTCTTGATACTGGTGCATCTTATTCTTCAATTAATGAAGCTGCTCTTGAAGGGTTATCTTATGTAGAGACTGGAGAGACAGGCTTTGGAATGGGGATTGAGGGTACTGTTAAAGAGGATAGAGGTTATATCAGAATGAATGTGGACTATAGAAGTCAAAGCCATGAGGATGATTTCCAAGTAGTAGACTTAAGTCAGGCATTTGGAATTATTAAACAGGAGTATGGTATTAACCTACATGGAATCTTAGGTAGTACTTTCTTTCAGAAGTATAGGTATGTACTAAATTTTGACGAATTAGTAGCATATTCAATGATATGAAAGACTTAATAGAGTTAAAATCAAGAGGAGAAGAACACAATTATCTTAGGAGATTAGGTAAACTAGATGGTAGTGAATCACACACTTATATGTTGAAGACTTCCACATATACTATGAGGAGTGGTTTGACAGATAAGAAGAAAAAGTTCATAGACCCATCAGGTGGTCCAATGATAGTTGAGGGAGAATATCTTAAAGAAGCTGAGGCAGTAGTCAAATCTATAGACCATGTAATGGGAGTAGGTTATGCTATTACCTTTGAAGCCCCATTAAAAGAAGAGCAAGAGTTGATTGATGTAATAGTAAATATATGATTTATGTATGTACACAACAAATACTACCTGAATCTGATAAGTATGAGATAATATCTCCACAAGCTGCATTGCACAAACTCAAGCCTTTAAAGAAGGTTGGCTTAGATACTGAAACCAGAGGGTTTGACCCTTATACAAAAGAACTCATAATGCTCCAGTTGGGGTGTTATGAGTTTCAAGTAGTAATTGATATAACTACTGTAAGTATAGGGTTCTTTAAAGAGTTCTTGGAATCTGACAGATTATTTATTGGTTGGAATATTAAGTTTGACTTAAAGTTTTTGTTACACCAAAAGATAGTTGTAAAAGAATGCTTTGATGGCTTCTTGGCAGAGAAACTTATGTGGTTAGGTTATCCCTCTGGTATTCACGGAATGGGTCTTAAAGCAGCAGGAGAAAGGTATCTTGGTGTTGAATTGGATAAGACTGTTCGTGGGAAAGTGATGTGGGCGGGTCTTTCAGAAGATGTTATTGAGTATGGTGCAAATGATGTAAAGTATCTGGAAAGAATCATGGATGAACAGATGAAGGAACTTGAAAAGAGGAACCTTCAAACTGCTATCATCTATGAAAATAAGTCTGTAAATTGGGTAGCCTATACTGAATATTGTGGTGTTAAGTTGGACATTGAGAAATGGAAATACAAGATGATTCTTGACAACTTTAATGCCAAAGTATTTGAGGATGCTCTTAGTGATTGGGTAATTGCTGCTTCAAAAGGTGAGCCTTATTCCTACCACTATTTACAAGTAGAAGGTTGGGCAGACCCAAAGGATTTGCAGAGAGCCAGAGACAAGATGCAAGGTGAAAGATGTCCAGAGGCGGATATTAAAGGTCCTATAAGAGGGTACTTTGAAGCATGGAAAGTGCCTGTGGATACAAGGTTGAGTACTAAGTACATAAAGGAAGACCTTCAAGGTGACTTATGGAGTGGTTTTAATAATAAACCTATCTGTTTGATTAATTGGGATAGCCCTAAACAGGTTATCCCATTATTCAAGCATCTTGGTTTTGATTTGTTAGCTAAAGATAAGGAGACAGGTGAATGGAAAGATAGTGTTGGTGCAGAAGTAATAGAGCCTCAACAAGATAAGTCCACTATTGCCTACCTTTATTTACAATATAAGGCAGCTAAGAAGGTCACTTCTACCTATGGTCAGAGTGTAATTGACCAGATAAATGAAAAGAGTGGTAGAGTACATACCAACTTTAATCAGCTTGGAACAGATACAGGAAGGCTCAGTTCAGGTGGTAAGGATAAGGCAAATAAGATTGAATATCTTAATTTTCAGAACTTTCCAGCAGACCCAGAGACAAGGGCTTGCTTTGTAGCAAGTAAGGGAATGAAGTGGATTTCTTGTGACTATAGTGGGCAGGAATCAAGAATTATTGCAGATGTAACTAATGACCCTGCCATGATTGAATTGTTCAATAATGGTTGTGGTGATGTACATTCACTGGTTGCAAAGATGGCTTTCCCCGATATTATAGGTGATTGCCCTATTGAGCAGATAAAGAAGAAGTTTCATGGACTTAGGAATGATGTTAAATCTCAGGTAGAGTTTCCTATCAATTATGGTGGAGACTGGAACACAATTAAATCTCACTCGGGTAAAAGTGAGCAGGAGTCAAAGAGAATATATAATAACTATATGAAGGGTTTCATTGGTATTAAGACCTATCAGGATAGACAGAGGAAGTTTGTCATGGATAATGGTTTTATTATACTTAATCCATTAACACAACATAAGGCTCTTATATATGATTATGATATGCTCATGTCTATGAAGAGAAGATTTACTCAAGAGTTCTGGGCTGAATATAAGCCCTACAAAGGTAAGGAGAACAAGACACTTCCTAAAGCTGTTAAACAGCAGATTTATAAGAGGTTTGCTGATGGAGAAAGTCTCAAGGGAATGGTAGGTGTTTATACCTATACTACTAAGAATGCAGGGAAGGAAGTTCCCAAAGAAGCTTATGTAAGTATAGCAGATGTCTATGTATTACCTGTGAAGCATTTCTTCAAAAGGAAATCTGCATCTGAGAAACAGGCAATTAACTACCCCTGTCAGGGTGAATTGTGTGCCCTGAATAAACCCTGTTAATTCAGTGAACCCTGAGATGGGAATACTGAGCCAAGACAAATAGTAATATTTGTAAGGTGCAACGACTAATACATGGAGTCCCTATGGGATGGTAAAGTAACACGAAAGCAGGGAAAACATTTGGAAATATCAATTAAAATACCTATATTTGCATTGGATTATTAAAATAACCTTTATGAGTAAAGAAATAAGAAAATGTTTAAATTGTGGTAATGAGTTTGGAGTTAGAAAACATATTGGAAGTACTCCTAAGAAACAATTATTCTGTAAAGAGTGTTCCACAAATCTATCTAATTGGGATAGGAAGACTATTAAAATGAAAGTCTTTCCTGAACTAAGAGAACAGTATTTGTGGAATAGAAGAAAAGAATTTATAAGGAGATACAAGAAAAATATGATAGCTCAAGCAAAAAGGAGAGCAGAGGAAAGAGGATTAACCTTTGATTTGACAGAGGATTGTATAGTAATACCTAACCTATGCCCTATTTTGGAAGTTCCCCTTGTTATAGGAACTAAAGAAGACTATGAATATTCTCCATCTTTAGATAGAATAGATAATAGTAAAGGGTATATAAAAGGAAATATACAAATTATATCAAAAAAGGCAAATTCTATGAAAAACTCTGCAACTTTAGAAGAACTCAAGATGTTTTGTAAAAATGTTTTAAGATATAGTCTGAACAATAGGGAAGAAGAACCTATTGAATCTAAGGATAAAGAGCCTTAGAGATAACAAAATTGACTGGAGCACTGATGTTTAAGGTAGCTTCTGTATTTCTATGGCAGTATATTCTTGAACATAACCTTGTTTTCAAGGTTAAATTCTGTATTCCAGCACATGATGAATGGAATATAGAGGTTCCAGAAGAGATAGCAGATGAAATGACAGAGGTTTTGAAAGATTGTATGAAAAAGGCTGGAGCATTCTTCTGTAGGAAAGTAGAACTTCCTGCTGAGGGTGATGCCCATGACCACTGGGTACATTAATATGACAGAACAAATTATACTTGGATTAATCCTACTCCTTTGTTTTATAGGAGTAGGATTCCTTATCAAATACCAGAATAAAGTAGATAAGGAAAGGATTTGGGTCCATAAGAAGACTGGAGGGCAATATAAACCTTTGTATGTATGTCAAATGAAAGATATTACAAGCAGGAAGTGGTTTGAATCTATAGCCTATATTAGTCTTAAGACTGGAGATATTTTTATTAGGGAAAGAAAGGATTTCTTTAAACAGTTTGTAACATTAAAAGAATGGAGGACTAATAAGATATGATTGAAGATAATAGGGAAAGAATCCCTGAAAGTAGTATCCTTAAAGAGGATGTAAGGAGTTATAATGTGGGTCAATCAGACTATTCTAAACATAGGATACAGCCTTGGGATATATGGCTAGAGTATAAGCTTAATCCTTGGGATGCTGATATAGTGAAGAGGGTACTCAGAATTAAAAATACTGATAGCAGGAAATTAGATTATGAGAAGATTATCCATATTTGTAAGGAGAGGATTAGACAAATTGATTTAGGATTATAGCCGTGGGTAGAGTGAATAAAGTAAAAAGTATGTATAGATATAAATAAATAGTATGGCAGTACAAGGAATTTATTGTGCCCCAAATAATGTACTCCCTAATAGAGATAGGGTAGATATGGAGTGTGCTCCTGATGGAGCAATGCAACTCTGGGTTATAGAATATGAAGTTACTGGTATAGGTAAAGGATGTGCAGTGTGTAAGGCTACTAATCCTAAACAAGCAGAAATGCTCTTGAAGGGTAATGGTATATATAATGGGAGTTCACATCTGTATAAAGTAACAAGAATTGAACAAGTGATTGTACCCCCTTGTAATGCTCTTATAGCTGAACAAGTGGTAACTTATGAAGAAGTAATATCATGAAATGAAACAATTTACACATAGAGAGTTTGTTAGGGTGGTAGTAGCTAATAGTTTCTATTATGACAGACATAATGGAGACCATGCTATCTACCTTAATGAAAAAGGAAGACATATTAGTATCCCATTAAAACTTGAAAGTGTTATTGCAGCTCGACTGATAAAGGAGAATAATTTAGAGATAAATATTAAGAAACTTAAAAAAAGGAAAAGAGAATGAACAATGCACCATTAGGGGCTGATGAAGACCCCAGAGCACCTTGGAATCAATCTCTTGATGTAAAACATAGGAGGTTTGTGAGTGTAACCATATCATATTATGATGAGGTTGAATTATCCCCAGATGCAGAGGAGGAACAAATTAAGGAAGCCCTTGAAGAGAAGGTGAGAAGACAGGACTTTCCTAAGAAAGTTGATTTTGATGAAATTGTAATATTGGAAGAATGAAATTAATTAAACCAAGTTTTGAAATTTGGGACCAACAAGAAGGTCTTGAAGGGGTTTACAAACAGATTGAAAGGGCAGGAAGAGTATGTTATAAATCTGAGGATAAGATAACAGAAACTTCTGCTAAAGAGTTTGTGGAACGAATGATTAAGTCAGGTCATGGTGCTATGTTGGAGCATGGTACTGTATATCTATTAGTAGAACTAGACCTTGAAGATGGGAGATTGTGGGAATTAGCTAATAATAAATATAGTGAAATAACATTTGTTTCCTCTACTGATTTGTATTATATTACTACTAACTATAGAGTATTAGTTGAGAATGATTGGTTAGATTTATTAAAGTATCAATGTAATCCTACAGAGTATCATAAGAAGAGAATCACAGTTAAGTTTATTTGTGATAGAGGGGTAAGTCATGAGTTTGTAAGGCATAGAGTATTTAGTTTTGCTCAAGAGAGTACAAGGTATTGTAACTATTCTAAGGATAAGTTTCAGGGTGTTACTTATATACTCCCTCAGTGGTGTACTAATGTTAATATAAGGGATTATGAAAATAATCCTAAACTTATGTATAATGCTAATGGAATCTTAACTGATATTGAAATTAATTTCTTGTGTGGTTTGTATGACAATGAAATAAGATACTTAAAATTGTTAGAGGATGGTTGGGTTTCCCAACAAGCAAGAGCAGTGTTGCCTAATGCACTTAAGACAGAGTTAGTAATGACGGGTTTTATAAGTGATTGGGAGCATTTCTTTAAGTTGAGAGATGCAGGCAGTGCTCACCCTCAAGCAAGAGAACTGGCACAACCTCTACATAAAGAATTTATTAAAAGAAACTATATTGTATAACTTAAGGAAAAAGAAACAATGGCATTTGGAAGTAAGAAACAAGCAGTAATTGCGGAGCCTTCATTTAAGGAAAGGCTGACTGGAGTAAAATCAATGTTTAAGAAAGCACATGAAGATGCTTCAAAATTGAATGCAGAAATGCAGTCAGATATTAACAGTAAAAAACAAAAGGTAAAACTCCTTGAGGATGAAATAGGTTTCATATCTGAAACTCAGAAAGAGGCTCAAGAGTTTATGTCAAATCTTGAAAAGTTCATTTAATGAGAACAAATTTAATTAAGACAAAAGAGCTGCCTAAAGTAGTAGAATCATCTACTACTGATGGTATGCTTGACATGGTAATTGCATTTGATACAACTGGCTCTATGTCAACTTATATTAATGCAGTTAAGACCCATGTGAAGGAGTTAGTTCCCAAACTGTTTAGTTCTAATCCTGATTTAAGGATTGGTATAGTAGCATTTGGTGACTATTATGATATGGATAGTAAGGATAACTTTGGTAATGCTTATCAAGTATTAGGTCTGACCAATGATGAAAATGAAATCATCAAGTTTATCAATGAGGCTCAAAATACAAGTGGTGGAGATGGTGATGAGTTCTATGAATTAGTCATTAAGAAAATCACTGAGGAAACTACATGGAGACAAGGTTCTACTAAAGCAGTATTATTGATTGCTGATGCAGCACCTCATGAGGTGGGGTATAGTTACAGAAATATTGTAAAGAATGCCCAAATTGATTGGAGGGAAGAAGCTCAGAAAGCCAGTGAATTGGGTATCAAATTTGATACTATGACTATTAACCCTATGTATGTTGAATGGTATAAAAAGCTTTCTGCTATGACAAATGGTGTGAGTGTTCCCTTCAAGAATAGTGGTAAAACTTCTCAAGTAATAGAAGCTGCTGCATTAAGTAGAGGAGGAACAAGAACAAAGGCTATGTATAAGGCTACTATGGATTCTGTAAAGGATGATGTAGAATTAAGTGCAGTATATACTGCTTATTCAAAAGAAGTAATAGATTAAAATCAAGAACAATGAAAATCAATATTAAAGAGATAGCAGTAGGTGATGTATTCTCAGAAGAGTCACATTACATTGTTGAAGAGATTGGTAAAGATACAATCAAATTCAAACATACAGAGAGTGGAAAGTCAGTAACATTAGGTTATGGTTATGTTCAAGACCTGCTTAATACTTCTGACCAGTATGACAAAGAAGTAAAAGTAACTAAAGAAGATAAGAAAGATGGTACTCCGGGTATAAGGACAATATTTGAGGGTATCAAATCTTCTGAGGTATTTACTGTTGTGTTCCAAAAGCAGGATAAAGCTAAAATCAAGAAGCAGTATGAAGCTGAGAGGGAAGCACAAAGACAAGAGGCTATAGCTCTAATTGATAAGGCTAAGAAAGCCAAAAAGTCAATGGCTACAGCTTATAAAGAAGCTCTGGAACACATTCAGAATAACCCTATTAAGGATTTTATTGAAGGTGAAGATAGGGTACTAAGAGGCTACAAGATGCAGTTTGTATCAAGGGATGGTAAGTACAAATGTATGGATATGGATGTTGTAAGAGGTCCAAAAGAAACTGGCGAAAGACTGGTTAATATTAATACAATTAAACAGCTTATCTTCAATGGTGTTAAATATGTTGTTGAGTAATGAAGAACTATTAGAATCCTTTGGAATGTGTACTTGCAATCTAAGCTTTGCTAAGGAGATTAGAAAGGAATTAATAAGTATAAGAGAGCAATGTAAGTCTAATAAATGGGAGTTTACAGACTCCCAAAGACTTACTATTGCTTTACTTGATGTTGCTGGAGCTTTAGCTCATGGAGTAAGTATAGAGCAACCTATTTTACTACTTGAGGATGAATTTTGGAATAAATTAGGAGAAGAGGGGCAATAAGTCCCCTCTTTCTTATTTTTAAAGAGTTTGGTTTACCTCTCAAAAAGAAAACCCTTAATAACTTGCATATTAAGAAAACAACCTTTATATTTGCACATAAATTTAATTATAAATCTATAACAAGATGAGTAAAAGATGTATCACAACTAATTCCACAATAGAAGAATTGGCTGCTAAATTACAAGGTGAAACTATAGAATCAGTCAAGGGACTTGTTGAGCTTTGGCAGGACAAGAATAATAAGGACTGGGACACTTATCCTACTGCTTCTGAACTAAATAACTTTAGGGCAGAACTAAGAAAAGGTTCTTATTTAGGATGGGCAAGAACTGCTTCTAATTCTTATGAAGTCTCTACCAAAGGAGATAAAAGATTTAGTGCTTTAGTTGCCAAATTTGCTAAGGGTACTATAATTGATGGTGTAGATGTAGGAGGCAGAACTATTGAGGATGTCTATCAGGCTGTTATCAAGAAGAGCGGAAAAGGTCAGGCTCCTTCTAAAGGCTCTAAATTATATAGAACTTCAGTAGGTAGTTATACTGGAAATATTACTCCAGATTCTAATACTATATTTGTATTTGGCAGTAATCCTGAAGGTAGACATGGTGCGGGAGCTGCCAAAGTTGCAAGAGAACAATTTGGTGCTATATATAGTCAAGGAGAGGGGTTGCAAGGTAATGCCTATGCTTTACCTACTAAAGACCTTAGAGTAAAGGAGAATAACAGTCTTAGAAGCATATCTCCTGAACAGATTATTACAAGCATCAAGAAACTCTATGAAACTGCAAGTCAAAATCCTGATAAACAGTTTAAGGTAGCCTACAGAAATACTGATAAGGTATCTCTTAATGGCTATACAGGGTTAGAAATGATAGATATGTTCCTGAAAGCTGGTTCTATCCCTGCTAATATAGTATTTAGTAAGGAATGGGTAGATACTGGAAAGTTCAATCTATCAAGAGAAGAGCTTGAAGATTTCTCTTATACTGAAGGCTATTTACCACTATGGCAAGAATGGGCAAGACAAAACCCTGAGTTAATAAATGAGCTTAGAGCCAAGTCAGCAGGTAAGACTCTTACTGACCAATTTGCTAATACAAGAGTAAGCCAAGCAAGAGCTTTGGCTGAAATTCTTAATGAGACTCCTTTACAAGAAGCTATAGAGATGCTTGATAAAGCACTTTCATCTTCATTTGAAACTCCAAGGATTTCAAGTGTAGAAGAACAAGCTAAAGTAGATTTGGACTTTGACCCGAGAACAAGAAGAGATAGGGTTAGTCTGATTGCAAGATTCTTTAGCAATGAAGTAGATACAGCACTGCAAGAACACAATGATACTCTTAATAAGAGAATTGCTGATGCTGAAAAAGAAGGTGATGTACTTGCTGTCAATGAATTGAAAGAAGAGTTAGGAACTCTTGATAGATTCAAGATAATCAAGTTATATATACCTGCTGGCTTATTTAGTAGAGTAAAGGATTATTTCAATAACTATATACTTGACTCTGAGGAGAATAGGATACAATCAGAACTAAATACAATCAATAGTATGAAGGGTTCTGAGAGATATAGTGATGAACAGAAGTATGAAGCTGCAAAGAAGAAGGCATTATATAAAACTAATGCTTATCAGAAGGTGGTAGATAACTTCAAACCTTTGGCTGAGGAAGCAAGTACTATACTAATAGCCACAGAGGGGATTAGAATTGACCCTAATTATATTGCCCCTAAAGATGCCAACCTTAATAATGATACTCCTGAGGGGGATAGTGCAGTAGATACACAGGCTGATGATTTTGTAAAGGATGAGGCTTTCAAGGATGGATGGATGACTAATTATAGAGAAGTAAGTTCTCATGAATCTCTAAGTCAGGAGGTTAGAAAGGTAATTAGAGAGATACCCCAACTTGACTACAGAGGAAAGTATGATAAGGATGATTTAGGAAATCTGAGATTTCTTGATGCAGACTATGTTCATGCAACCCTTATAGATAAGCTCAGAAATATGATTACATCTGATGATATGTTACCACTTCTGGAGACTCTGGGTAATACTAAGCCTTGGACTAAGCAAGTAGTCAAGAAACTACAGGCTGAACCCAAACTATTCAGTCAGTTCTATCAGGATTTCAGAAAGGACTTTGTGCCTTACTGGATTCAGAAGAAGAAACTACAGGCTGATGGTACTTTCAAGATGGAAACTATTGCTATCAATAAGCCTGAGGGTGTCTATTATCTGCTTGATGAATGGAGGGATAACTATGAGACTGGTAATCTGCTTGATGATGATAGTATCTATGATAAGAGTGGAGACTTGAATCTTGAAAATGCAGAGAATGGTCTTAAATGGACTGAGGCTCTCAATAACAGATTTACCAATCTTAGTACAGAACAAAGGTTGGAACTTCTACAGGATGAAAGGATATGGAAGACACTGAATAAGCTCCTTAATATGATTGGTATCAATGCTAATCAGGGTGTATTATTGGATGCTCTTACTAACATAAAGCAATATGAAGGTGGTACTGCAACAGACCCAATTATGTTGCTTCTTCCTCAATTAAATATCATATTCAGTGGTGTAAAGAAAGGTCAGGTTAAATCTGAGACTCTTGAAGATGGAACTGAAAAAAGAGGGGATTTGATAAATACCTTTGGTTCTGCTTATAATAGTATAGCTATGATGCTTGCAGAAGTAACAGAAGATGCCATTGAAAGTAGTGTGAGAGAAAATGATAAGTCATACTATAGCCATATTACTCCTAACTATCTTGGCAAGTTGATTAAACAGCTTAAGAATGTTATGGGTAATGAAGCAAGATTCAAAGAGTTTATTGAAAATGAATTTGGACAATATGAATGGTTCTATAAGGATGGTAGATGGAGAAATGACTGGATTGAACAACTGGTAAATAACCCTGAAATGAGAAGAGGATTGAGCCATAAGGTTCTACTTAACTCAGATAAGGTTGCATATCAGAACTGGGATGATTTGGATTACACCTTAGTATTACTTACAGAATACTTTGGAGACCCAGATAACAGTAAATCTGATATTCAATGGGCTAATTACCATGTGCCAATTCTTTCAGATAGTCCTTCTGCTGAGTTCATTAGATTCAGGAAGTATGACAATCATAGCATTATTGGAGAAGATGGTGAGTATATGAAGTATGATGATATTATCCTTGATAGGATGGTTGATTTGGTTAATCAAGAGGTAGATAGAATAGCTCTTGTAAATCAAAGAGACATTGAATATCAAAAGGGTAATCCAAATGTTGCTCCTATTGCAAACTATGATATAGTAAGGGGGAAGGATGGTACTATTAAGAGTATTGGTGGTGCTGAATTTAAGTTCCTTACAGCTCTGAATGATGTAAGATATGACAATGGTGAGACTTTTCTTGATAGGTTCCAGAGAATCCAGAATGAAGGAACTGGTGCTGAGCTAAGAGGGTTCATCAGAGAGTCAGTAAGAGAAGCTCTTGACAATGAGTTTGAACAGACTTACAAAGAATGGTCTAAAGCTGGTTTACTTGAAGAACTGCCTAATGGTAAGTACAAATATCTTGGAGTAATTGGTGTAAATGCTGGTCAAAGCTCTTATAACAGGAATACAGCAACTTCTTTGAATAATGCAAAGAAGGCTCTTGAAGGAATGTGGACTACAGAGATGGACATTCTTTTAAGGGATTACAACAATAATAATCCAGTGGATGATAGAAGGGCAACTACTCTTTTTGAAAGTATCAAGGACTTATTGAGAGAGAAGATGGTAAGAGGTGAGATTACTCCCAAAGAAGTAGATAGTATCAACAGAAACTTGGTTATTAGAAATAATGCCAAAGCTAAGTTGAGAGAATACTTCTGGAATAGTAAGTTTGCCACATCACAAATCATTGAACTCACTACAACTGACCTTGCTTTCTATACGAATGTAGAAGACTTTCAAAAGAGATATAAGGAAGTTCATGCTCCTGCTCTCAGACTTAATACCAACTCTAAGTATGGTAGAAAAGAAGAGAGAACTATTTATCTAAAGGATGATGAGATTGTATCTTCTGTACTTGATGATATTGCAACTGTACTTGATGAAAGAGTCAAGAAAGGTGAGATGCTAAAGAGAGACAGAGATTTAATCTTAAACAAGTTTAGAGAAGTAAATGTAGCAGATGCTCAGGCTTATAGGTCATTAAGTTCTTACAGAGCTATTCTTGATATGTCTGGTCAGTGGACAGATGATATGCAGAGAGCCTTTGATAACTTCCAAAATGGTAAGTGGGATATGGCTGATTTCAATATTATCTGGCAGACTAAGAAACCTTATGTGTACACTCAGGTGAATAATATGAGTGGAGTTCAAGGTCATACAGGCGTTAAGACACCAGTTCAGCATAAGAACTCAGAGTTCCTTCTTATGGCTATGCACCAGTTAGTTTCAGGTCCACTTGGTAAATCAGGTAAACTTGTAGCTATCAATGAGTTCATGGAAGAGAATGGAATTGATGTAGTTCAATTTGAATCAACTACTAAGGTTGGGAAACAAGGTGTAATTGATTTGAATAGTGTCAATACTAAGGAAGATGTTAAGTCTGTACTTAAGAATGCCACTACTCAGAATGGTGTTGAGAATCCTAATGTGGTTCATAAAGTAAGCTATGAGGATTATGGTATTCAAACTGCAACTCCAGAACATGCTATTGATGCAATTCAGTTAATTGGTACTCAGATTAGAAAACTGATTACAGCAGATATTAGTCCTGATACTATAATTGAGGTAAATGGTAAGAAAATGACTAAACAGGAATGGTTAGACTTATATAATGCTATTAACACCGAGAATATCATTCAGGCTTTTGCTGATGTAAATGAAATCTTTAAAGACCCTAAACAGGTTGAGAAGATTCTTCTTGAAGAGTTGAGAGGTAATCAAAGATATGGAATTGATATGATTAGAGCTTGTACCCTTAATGAAAAGGGGCAATTCAACATTCCATTGTTTGACCCTGTACAATCTCAGAGAGTCCAAACTTTACTCAATAGTATCATCAAGAGTAGGATTACAAAGCAGAAGATTAGAGGAGGAGCACTTATTCAAGTTTCTGACTATGGTCTTACTGATGAATTGAAGATTGTTTTTGAAGGTGAAGGAGAGAACAAGAGAATTAAATATCTCGAAGTTTATATGCCAGCTTACAGTAGGAAGTTCTATGAACCCCTTATGAAGGCAGGTACTCATGAACTGGATGTAAATAAATTACCAGACAGCTTGAGAAAGTTGATTGGTTATAGAGTTCCAACAGAGGACAAATACTCAATGGCTCCTCTTTATATTAAAGGTTTCTTACCTCAGCAGAATGGTTCTGCAATTATGCTCCCAGCAGAGATTACTACTTTAAGTGGTTCTGACTTTGATGTGGATAAATTGTATATCATGTTGCCTGAGTTTAAGATAACTCCCAAGTATAATAGAAGACAGTTTGTTGATGATTTAGTTGCTCAATTAACACAAGGAAAAGCTGTATCTCCTGAAATTTTGAAGGAGTATAAACAGAGTGTAAATAAAGCCATAGATGAAGGTAGGAAAGCTCCTAAGGATAGTCAGGAATACAACCTCTGGATGACATATAAAGCTAATAGAGAGAAGTATAGAGTATCTTCTAAGGACAAGATTGAGAAGATTGAATATGACTTCAGCAAGTCTCCACAAGAGAATAGTCTTGAAGCCAGAAACAATCTATTGATTGATATGATGTGGGGTGTTCTGACTAATGCTGACACTGCTTCAAAGATACTTAACCCCGGTGGTTTTGATTATCAGAAGAAGTCTGCAAGAATGATTAATATCCTTCAATCAAGTAGAGAGTCTGAACTAAGAAAAGAACTGAATATTCCTGAGAATCAAAGTACTCTTTCCAAGTTACAGAGTATGGATTTGAGGCAACTTGACAAATTGGCAGAGAAGTTCAAGAAGAAACTTGACCCTCTTAACCCAAGAACTCAGGTTAAACTTCATCAGCAGAATATGACTGGTGCAGCACTGATTGGTATTTATGCCAATCATAATGCAAACCATGCTTTGATGCAACATACTGAATTAGGTCTTGATACTGAGAATGGCTCTTTCTTACTTAATGGTAAGAGATTAACTTCTCTTCATGGTCTGATGAATGACAATAAGGAGTATATCTCAAGGAATAATGCAGGTTTCCTTGCTGCATCTGTGGATAATGTAAAAGACCCTGTACTTGCTTCATTGAATCAGAATACATTCACTGCTGATGCCTCAATGCTTTTAAGTAGGCTTGGTTATAACCCTGTTGAGATTGGTTTGATTATGTCACAACCAATTGTAATGGATATTACTAATACCTATTTCAGAGAGAGTAGAGAAGGCAAAGGAAAGGACACAATCATTGATGAGGTCATTGAAAACTACAAGAAAAGGGCTGCAATGATGGAGGATGTAACCTATGACAATTATAAATCTAATAAGTTCATGGCAGATGAATTGGCAGACAATATCATTCTCCAGAAGGAAGTAGAGGAATTAGGTAATAGGAATCAGACATCTGACTACAGAAAGGTTGAGTTCTATAAGAAGCAAGTAGCTGCTGGTTATTTATTCAAGAGAATAATGAATACAGCAGATGCTTTAGGACAATTGGTCCAAGCTACAAGAGCAGATACTCAAGGTGGTGCAGCAGGTCCTACTATTGCAGATACACAGATTAAGATACAGAAAGTTGATGACTTCCTGACTAATGTGGTGTTAAGTAAAAACTCTCCTTTAACTGGTGCAGATGTTATTATGCCTTTCAGTATGAATGGTATGGATATTGACCAGATAAGAGAGAAGTTATTAAGTTCTCCATTACCTTATTTACAAGCATTTTTTAGTCTTGGTATTAACCAGACACAAGAGATGTTCAGTAGATATTTTCCTCAATTCACTTCTTCATTCAAAGAAGTAATTGATGGTAAAGAAGGGTTGAGAGGCTTAAGATACTACACTAAGACAGACAAGTTAAATGCAAAGACACTCAATAACATCTACAATGATTTGTTAACTTATATTATGTCCAAGACATCATTCTTTGGGCAAGAAGCTAACCTCAGAGCAGATGATAAGGTGACAACATCCAGTGATAAGAGAAGGGATTTTATTAATAATTTCCCTGATTATTTCAACAGAACATTGAGTGAACATCCTGAAATAGCTGAACTTGAGTTTGTTAAGAGATTAAGAGTAATAAGGGCTAACCAGAATAATCCTGTAGATACAGTAGTATTTAAGAATGTTGGTCAGTTAAGTCCTACTCTTAGAGAAAGGTATATGAGAGACTGGCAATCATTGTTATATATGGGTCCAGAAGCTCAAGCTTTAGCTCTTAATTTATTCAGATACAGTTATTACAGAAATGGATTTGCATTTGGACCTTCTACTTTCATTCATTTAGCTCCAACTGCCATTAGACAATCTATTCCAGAGTATATTGATACACTAAGGGGATTGTTGGAAAGTGAGGATGATTACAGTCAATTTATTGACCAGTATATCTACAATCACTTGGATAATAGACAGTTAGTTCCTGAGGTTCCTACAGAGGCTTCTACTTCTTTCACTAATGAACAAGGTGATGCTTTGAATATGGTTAAAATAACCATTGATACTGAATCTAACAGGGGTGATAAGAAGATAATAAGGAAGAGAGATGGGATAGGAGAGGAAACAACCTATGACTTCTTCAATTATATAGCAAGAAGATACAAGGGGGGTACAATATATTATAGGCTTACACAAGCTGATAATGTACAACCTAATGTAGCTGTGTATGAGAGAATAGCCCCACTTGGATTCAAGAATAGTTTCATTGAGTATGAATATGGTAAGGATGTTACTGAAATGAAGTCAGTAATTGATAAGAATGACAAGGATTATACTCCTAATGTAAATAAGGATATAACAGCCTATCAGGAAACTAATATTGATTATGACTCCATGCCAGAGTATCTTAACTATGATTTCTCAAGTCTGACTCAAGATATTGCAAGTGAGGCTTTCAGTCAGGTGTATGGTGCTCCACTTGAAGTGAATGAAGGTAAAGCAGATGATATTAATTCTATTAGTCCTAATACTGAGTATGAGGATGCAAACAATGATAAAATCTGTGGTGCAAATACATTATATGAATTATAGATATGGCTAAGAAATGTGCAATAATTCCTCAAGTGAGGAACAGTAAAAATGAGGTAGTAAGCAGCAGGTTATTTAAAGACCTGCTGGCTTATGCCCCTAATAGACAGGAGGCAACAAGAATATACCTCATTACAAAGAGTAGTGACTTTGTTACTAATTGGAATCCAAGGTTACAGATGGATGAAAATGGTGAACCTACTATAAGCAGTCTCTTGAAGAAAACTAATCTAAGGAGTGTCATTAATGACCAGAAGATTTTAAAGAATCTTAATGAGGAGATTGGACATTATCATAAGACAGGTAGAATCAAGTTATATTTGAACAACGATGAAAATTATAGAATGTTAGTCCAGAGGGCTATTCAATTCAATACTCAATCAGAGTTTAGAGAAGACTATGTTGCATCTGTTGAGAAGATATGGGACAATGAAAGTAATAGGGCTTATATCAGTCCTTCTATTAGAGTAAGAAACAAGATGAATAGCCTTGAAGCCAATAATATGCAGTATAATTATACTCTTAATAATAGGTTGAGAGAGATTCTTGCTTCTAATGGTATAGCAATAGGTGCTCTTACAGACTTAGAACAGAGAAGAGGAGTGGCAGGGGTGACAGACTTTAGTCAAGCCAGAGATGCTGCAACAGGTATAATTGAATTAATTAGACTTGCTGATGGTATTAAAGGTGAGAGAGCATTACCAGAAGAATTTGCTCACTTTGTTATTGAGGCAATGGGTGATAATCCTCTTATTAATAGACTGATTAATCACTTAGCTAATAATAGTTTGGTAGGTGAGATATTAGGTGATGATTATGCTACTTATGATAGTCTTTATAAAGGGGATGAATCAAAGTTAGCCAGAGAAGCTGCTGGTAAATTACTTGCTAAGCACTTATTACAGTCTGAACCCATCCCCTCTTCATCTTATAAATCCCTTCTGGAGAGGTTTATTAATGCTGTAAAAAATTTCTTTAGAGGATTAAGTGCTTCACAATTCCAAAAAGCAATACTTGAAGCAGAAAGTAGCTTTAGCAAGCTGGCTGGTGATATTCTTACTGGACAGATGGATGAAGCTATCAGTGTTGAGAATATAGCTACTTCTGAGGCATTCTATTCTACCACTGAAAGGGTAGATAGAGATAAAACTCTCTTGAAGAATATTATAGATAATGAGTTGAAGAGACTTAAGATTTATGAAAAGAGAAACCCTAACAGCCAGTTTAGTGCAAATCAGAGGTTATTAATAGACAGGTTAGAGCTTGAATTAGCTGATAATAGTGAGATTGAGGGTATATATATGTTCCTTGATAATGCACTTGAAGAGTTAAGGAAAGTAAGTAGTAGGCTTGAGGTGTTGAGAAATACTCCTGCAACCAATCTTAATGAAAGGGCTGGAGTACTCAGGGACATCAGGAACTATATGTACAGTTATAAGAGGATAGCTGATTCAGTAAGAGAAGCTCTAAGAGAGGAAGAGAAGTCCACAGACAATAGATATGGTCAAAGGGTAAGGGTTGCATTAGATAATGTCACTACCATGCTTAATGACCTTGCAGTGGACTATAATACAATCTCTATGCCTCTATTTGTTGATTTCATTAAGCCTTTTGTAGGAGGTAGTCTTGTAGTTCCATTTGGAAAGTACAAAGGAAAGACCTTGAGTGCAGAAGAACTGGTTAAAGTAGCTGATGAGGATATTTCCTTCTTTGATAGATGGTTGGATAGTATGGCTGATTCATCTGATTATATGTTGAAGATTATGGACCAAGCTGTTAAAAAGAGCAAGGAACAAGCCAGATTGAAGACTATTGATATTCAGAAAGAACTACAAGCTGCCACTATTAAACTTGAACAGGCTGGTGTGAAAGATACTGAGTGGATGTTTGAGAGAGATAGTAAAGGTAATCTGAGTGGTAATTATATCAGTGAGATAAACCATGCTTTATTCAGAGAGAGAATGAGGATTATGTTCCAAAGCCTCAATGAAAAGTATGGCAGAAATCCTGTAGGAGAGAGTGCTGATAAATACAATGAAGAGAGACAGAATTGGTTTAATGCCAATATGGAGGTTGTAGATGGAGTCAGACAACCTAAGAAATCCATTTATGAAAGTATGGAGTTCAGAAGGCTAAATAAAGCCCAAAGGGATTATTATACTACTGTAATGGATATTAAGGCTAAACTTGATGCTCTTCTTCCTGATAAATATACTAAGCTGAATAGTGCTGTAAAGATTAGGAAAGACTTGGTTGAGAGGGTTAAAAGCTCTGAGAGTGTGAAGGCTGGTACTCAACAAGTTTGGGAAAGTATCAAAGATATGTTTATCAGGAGAACTGATGATACAGACTTTGGGGATAAGGCAACTGTGAAGGACTTTGAGGATAGAGAGGTACAAATGTTACCTATCTACTTTACAAAGCTCAAGGAGGGAGAAAGTGCTAATGACTTATCTACTGATATAGTAGGCACTATGACTGCTTATGCAGCAATGGCTAATGACTTTGATGAAATGAATAAGGTCATTGATGTTCTTGAAGTAGGTAGAGATATGCTTAGAGAAAGACAAGTTACTCAAACAGAAGGGGGTAAACCTATGGTTGAGAAATTTAAGGCAGTAGGTAGAAAGGTTGAGAGTAAATTAACCAAGACAGGAGACAAGTCAAGGTTTATGGAAAGACTGAATGACTTCTTTGAAATGCAGGTATATGGAAGATATATGGCAGATGAAGGAACATTTGGTAAAACTAATATTGACAAGGGAAAAGTAGCTAACTTTATTAATAGAATGACTTCTATAAATAACTTGGCATTAAATGTCCTTTCAGGTGTTTCCAATATAGCTACTGGTAAAGTAATGATGAGGATTGAGTCTTTCTCAGGAGAGTTCTTCAGTGAAAAGAATACCCTAAGAGCTGATAGAACTTATGGTAAGGAATTACCTTCATTCTTAGCTCAATTAGGTGATAGGGTAAAGACTAATAAGTTGGCTTTATGGGATGAACTATTCAATGTAATGCAGGAGTATGAACAAGATACAAGAGAGGTTAATTTTGACAGGAAGACTTGGTTTAGTAGAATGTTTGGTACATCTGCATTGTTCTTTATGAATAATGCTGGTGAACACTGGATGCAGAATAGAACATCATTAGCCTTGGCTGATGCTTATAAAATGAAGGCTCCTAATGGCAAGTTAGTAAGTCTGTGGGATGCTTTTGATGTTGTACCATTAGATAGTAGTAACAAGAAGTTAGGTGCTAAATTACAGCTAAAACAAGGCTATACTAAGGCTGATGGTTCAGCCTTTACTCAGGAAGATATAATCAAGTTCAGTAGAAGGAGTGCAGCTATTAATCAAAGAATGCATGGTATTTACAATAAAGCTGATAGAAGTGCAGTACAAAGGTTGGCTATTGGTAGGTTGGGTATGATGTTCAGGAAATGGATTAAACCATCATTGAATAGAAGATTCAAATCAGCTACATATAACTATGACCTTGAGGCATGGACAGAAGGTTATTATCTTACTACTGGCAGGTTTATGAATGCCCTATTCCAAGACCTAAGGAAAGCTCAATTTGATATTGCAAGTAAGTGGAATGAAATGACTCCTACAGAACAGGCAAATGTTAAAAGAGCATTAACTGAGGTAGCACACTTCCTTGCAGTAGCAGCAGCTATTGGATTAATAGAGTGGAGTGATGATAGGGATAGACCTTGGTTAGTCAAAATGATTGAATATCAATTGAGAAGGTTATATACTGAATTAGGTGCTCTTACTCCTACTCCAGAGATGGTGGGTGAAGGTTTGAGAATATTAAAGTCTCCTGCTGCTGGTGTAAATACAGTAGAAAAGACTCTTAATCTAATCAATCTGATGAACCCAATGAACTATGAAACATTCAATGGAGAAGATGCAATACTTAAGTCTGGACCTTATAAAGATAAGTCTAAAGCTCAACAGAGCTTACTTAAGTCTCCTCTTGCTCCTATGTATAATACAGTTCTAAGAGGTATCTTTATTGAAGACCAAATACCATTTTTTAAACAATAATTAAAAAAAAAAAAAGAGTTATGAGTGACTTTAAAACAAGATTAGTAGAAGAACAGGTTCAACTTGAGGAAAAACTGGATAAGTTAGATAGTTTTATACTCAGTGACAACTTTAACAAGATTGATAATGTTCAGAAAGCATTGCTTAAGGTTCAAGCAACTGCAATGAATACATATAATCAATGCTTGAAAGAAAGATTAGAGAGGTTATAAAAAAGAAAGGGGAAGTATTAATTTACTTCCCCTTTTTATTTACTCCCTAATAAAAAATTTAAACCTCATGTTTGAAGCTATGAACATCTGATAGCTTGCTCTCTTTCCTCTTGGGAAATTTGATTCCACATTTCTTCTGTCCATCCCTTCTTTACAAGTGATTTTACTACATCACTATTCATATCAGCAAATCTTATAGGACCATAAGTAGAAACTTCTCCTGATTGTCCTGCTATATAATTTATCTGGTCTGGATTAAATGCTACATATACATCACCATACATCTGATTATCATATATATCCCTAAATATAACCCCATCATTTCCAGCTTGTAAAGCAGTGTCTACAAAACTTGCCATATTAGGAGCACCCTCTGCATCCCTATCATATTTTTCCACAATAAGAGGATTATTAATTACCACATCATATTGAGATTTTACTTCCCTCTTAGATAAGAAAGACTGAGACTCTGGTACCCTGTCAGTAAAGAATATAGCTCTTGGGGAGCCTCCTCTTTTTGCAAAGAAATTCTCTGGAAACTCTCTCTTGAATTTATAGATTATATTATCAGAAGTATGCCATAATCCCCTCCCTCTTATATTATTCAGAGTTGATACTTTATAATCTGAGCTTGAGTAATGACCCTCATTAATATTCCTATAATATTGAATCAGAGAAGGTTGCATGCTTTTCCAATTAGCTACTTTTGCAAATAGGCTCTTAAAGAAATCAAGTAGTTTCCTACCTAACCCTTTATCTTCCTGTGTCATAACATACTCTCTAAAATCTTCTGCCATTAATTCTTCAAGTTCAGCATTATCCCTATTACCAAACTTCTGTCTGGCTTCAGCATAAATGGCTTCTCTTGTTTCAATATCTGTAAGAAGATTAAATACTGCATGAAATGCTTCGTGGTATGTAGTTCCCTCAGCAGCTATATCACTTAAAGTAATAACACCTCTACTAAATTGACCCCAAGCCAATGCACCAGTTTTTGCAACTTCAATCAACCCTTCTTGTATTTTAACAAGTTCATTTTCACTTAATTGAGGTAGAACCCTCTTTAACCAAGCTAACTCCTTATCTTTATTCCATACAGGTCTTGATAAATCATCTACTTGCCTTAGTTCAAACTCTACATCAAACTCTTCATCAGTCTGATTAATAGTCTGTTCTTTTGCTACAGTTGAAGCTGCACCTTTAGATTCTCCTTGATTAATAGTAGCAGGAGTTTCTATAGTAGTGCTAGCATTATAATCTGACATAGAAAGGTGAGTAAATTTAATATCAAACCCTGCAAGGGCCTCATCTAACTTAGTAGTATTATTTCTCACATCCTCACTATTAAGTTTCTCTGCTTCTCCTGACTCAAACAAATCTGTAAATTTCTTATCCAAGTTCTCATGTACAAACTCCCTTATAGTGTCAAATGTCATGTTGAAATCCATAATAGCATCCCCGACTCCTTCAGAAGTTAATATAAGCATTCCCCATCTCTTTCTACTATTGTCCCACTCTATTTGAGCAGTATTATTATTAGGGGTTTTTACATATATAACAGGAATAATATTTTCCGTATTATATAAATAACCCGTAACATTTTTGCCCACCTTTGGTAAAGGCATTTTCTTAGTATTAACAGAGGTTTTATAAGTAGATGGTTCCAGATTCTGTAAAAGAGTACTCTCTTGAGACATATCTACAACTCTCTGAGGATTACCTTCCAGTATCTTCTTTATATTGTTCTTAGCCTCAGTCTCACTATATGACAGTGCAGCATTCTTTACTAAAGCAATAGTATTACCATTAGGAAATACTGCATAGAAATCATTAGATGCAACATGTGCAGGTTGGTTTCCAAACCCTTTAGTGATATTAGGAACCTTAGTCATATATACCTCAACTCCATTTACCTTTCCAATAGGACTTAGATAACCTGTATGCAACTTTCCATCTCTCAAGAAGTAACCTACTTTACTATCTGACATACTATAGTCTGGTAGAACATTGTTTATAGGTTCTCTTGTTTCAAATGTACTGTTGAATATAGGTAAGCTACTATTAGTATTATTCACTTCTGGAGTGGATACACTACCAACTAAAGGAACATTCACAGATGAATCATAGTTAAGAAGAATACCCTTCTCCTTACTTACTCTGCTAACATTGTCCTTATTATACTCAAGTACAAAGGGTAATATAGCTAAAGTAGTGATAGGAGTATGATATTGAGATTCAAATAAGTTCTTGTAAGCACTTAATTGTTTAGTATAATATTGCTCCTGACTCATTGTTTGGGTATTAGATTTATTCTTAAAATAATTAACCTTTCTACCATTCCTATCAATAAAGTCATAGAAGCTATATCTACTTGTCTTAACATCATATATCTTGAAGTTTCCATTAGCATCTACAGAGAGAATATCTACCTCACCAGCTACTCTGTTTCCATTCTTATACTTATTAAAGAGTACTATATTATTAGTAAGGAATGTCTCACCTCTTGCTTCAATATTACTCTTAATTTCAGTAAGAGAAGTAACCAAATCATTGAATGCCTGTTCAGACATATTACTTGGTTTAACTGGCATTTCACTTGATGTGAAGAAGTTCCTGATTACACTATCTACAGAAGTACCTGCTTCTAATGCTCTTTGTGAGTTAGTTCCAGACATCTTATCTCTTACTATATTCACAATAGTATCTCTACTTCTTGCATCTATCTTACCCTCAAAGGCTGTTAGGTCTACACCATAATGATTACTTAAGTTCTTAAGATAGTTATTGAACTGTGTTATATTATCTGCATTCTTTGAGAGATTAACTCTTAAATCCTGTAGAGCTTTAGTCTGTTTAGGAGACTCAACCCAATTACTTCCTAATACTGAATGTACCCTCTTATATTCGTGGTATTTACCATCATCCTCAAGTATATAATAGAACTCACCATCAGTTCTTGTCTTATCAACCTTAGCTTGATTCTCTGCAATCTGGTCTATAACTTTCTTAGAGTCAGCTACAGTCTTCTTTCTACCAGCTAATTTCTGTTTGAATTTATCTGATTCAGTACCAGTCACATACTGACCTGTATTTCTGTTCAGAACCTTACCATTAGGAAGAAGGGTTATACCCCCCATCATCATAGAACCATTCTGAGCATCTCCATAGTTTTCTTGTATATAAGCCATATCAAGAATAGACTCTGGGAAAGAATTAAGAGTTCTGCCATTATTATCTCTTACAGTGTTTGAAGTCAAATCTACATAGTATGTAGTATTATCAAATGAAACTGTAGTTCCTGCAATAGCTCCCTCTGTACCTCCTACAGGAGTTTGTATCTTTCTACCTTCCTCAGCCTTAACTGATGCAGGGTTTAGGGCTTGTTGTAAGTTACCTTGTATATCAAAGTAATCTGTTGTAAACCAATTACTTTTTACACTAGCATCTACTATATTGGATGTCATTACTCCAGAAGAGAGTAACATGTTATTGTAGCCTCCCTTATTAAGCATACCTAAATTCACCTGTAATGGAAGATTGAATGCCATTAAAATGTTTTGTATTTCACTGGCTACTTCCTGTGAATCTCTTGTATCAGGTTGAGTTTTAACACCCTCTCCACCTAATTCATAGATAACATTAGGGTCCCATCTTTCAGTTAAGAACACAGTTCTTGCATCTTCTCTTCTAACTCTCTTACCATCTATTTCATCATAGATTTCATTCTTATTGGCATCTCTCTGAACCTTGGTAAACCTAATACCATTACCATTCTTACCTTGTATATAGTCAATATGAACATCACCAATATACAGACTTCTTGCCAAGTCTTTTACTGCATTATTAACATCCTCCTCTGTAAAGGCATTAGCTAAAGCATCAATACTCTTCTTTATATTCTTGTATAAAGGAGTTGAATTAATAGTAACATCCTCTGGATTATATTCACTTTCATTGAAGTGCTTAACCCTTACAGCAGCAGGACTATATTTACCAGCAGCATTAGGAATAAGGATATACATCCTACCTTCCTTTTGGCTCATATCCATTGGCTTGGTAATCAAATCATCACTGATTCTACCATTAGTAGATAGGACACCATTCTTTACAATACCAAAGATAGAACTTGCACTTACATTAGGTATTTCTCCCATGTTTCTTTCTTCTGTACCATAAGGTATTCTACCAACCATTATCTGAGATACTCTAGTAGTAGGAGTAGCTATGAATCTGTTACTTTTAGTACTTGAAGATGAAACATAAACTCTTCTTCCTTGTTCTTTTAAGTTATTAATATAGTTATTAGTAAGACCTATATCTGACTCAGCATCTATTGCTGTAAGATTAGCACTTCTTTCTCCAATTCCCTGTACCTTGAATGTTCTTTCTGTTTTAATAGAACCATCAGGCAGCCTATCATTAAATCCTGTTATATGAACAATATCACCATTCTTTAATTCCTGGTAATTTGAAATATCTTTTGAAGTAGGAGTAGCTATAAATCCATCTATTTTATCCTCACTATTTTGAGTTACATATTCTAATAGTTTTTTAGGAGTATTTATTCCTAATTTTTTTAATTCGGCTATAATCTCTTCTAAGTCTTCTTTTTCAATAGCATCATCTTTGGTTCTATTTAAATATTTTTTATATTTTCTGGGTAAGACTCCACTATCTACTGCTAAGGTAATAGCAGGATGAAGTACAGATTGATATAATGCACCTGTAACATACTCTATTCCATTATATACCCTATTAATATCATCTCTATAATATTCCCAACTTGACTCTTTATCTTTTAGCTGCTCATGCATTGCTTTAAAATAGGAAGGTCTTTGTAATCCAGATACATTTCTGTATTCATTTCTCACTCTCTTCACTAAATCTGCAAGACCTTCATACCTATCTATTGAGTACTGACTTTCATCTAATGAACCCACTATTTGGTTATTTCTCCTATCTACAATAAAGATTGTATGGTCATTAAATTCAGGGTCAATCATGAAGCCAAGTTCATCACCTGCCTTTAGATTACCCTCATTTACATAACTGAAAGCTCTATTATCTCTAAGATAGTTATAAAGTTCATCAAAGTTTAAGTTCTCTTTTTCAGCAACCACTACATTGAAAGGTCTGAAATCTCCATCCTTACTTGCATTGATATGTAATTCAGGAATAGTAGGTCTATAATACTGCCTCTTACCCTTTGAACCCCTATCTAATGATTGAGGAGTAGGAACATTTTCATTGGCTTTCTTATTTTCCTCAGCTACCATTTGAGAAGTAATATTACCTACAGGAGGTTCATAAGTATCAACTGGTCCAGCATTAACTGGTGGAACTGTTGATGTACCACTATCTCCAGTTGTGTTTTTTGCTGTAGTACCTCTTGTACCCTCTGTTTTCTCAACTGGCTTTAGGTATTCAACAGGAAATCTTGCTTTGAATCTCTGGTCATTATTAACCTTACCCATTGCAGATAGAAGTCCATATTGAGCCTCAGCAAAATTCATCATATTCAAATCATCTGGCAGATTTTCATCATACAGACTTTCTGGATTATTAATGAACACTGAGTTAGGATTAGCCATTTCCTCAAGATTATTAGCATTTTCATGTTGAGTCCTAAGTAGTTCTTTTGCATTAGCTTTAGCTTCAGGAGAGATAGGTTGACTATCTATTGCCCTACTTACTTCACTATTATACATTTGAACTTCCTTATAGTCCTTAGCCATCTTATTACCTTCATTCTCAAGTTCATCAAGAATCTGTTGTCTTTTAGATGAATCAGCTTCATTATTCAATGCTTCTCTGAACTCCTTAAGGTTAGTGGCAGCTAGTGCTGCATCCTTAGTCTTAGCTATCTCCTGTCTTTCATTCTCCTTTATAATATTTTCTCTTTGTCTCTCTTGTTTTTGTGCAAGAGCTTGAGGATTTCTAAGATAAGTATCATACTTGTCAATGAAATCAAGTCTTCTTTCAGCTATCTTTTGAAGGTCCTTAACTTCATCAATTATATCTTGTTTATTAGGGTCAGTCTGTAATGCATTATCTAATAAAGAGATATAAGATTGAGATTCCTTTGAATCAGCAAGTGCATTAATTAGTCTTACAGGAGAAAAGTTTAATAAGTCTGATAACCTAGTAATCTTATTTTCATCACTGTCACTAATAAACTCTCTATCCATAGAAGCATCTAATACTTCTTGAAGTCTACCCTTTATATCTTCATGTATTGATTTAAACCTATTTTCAAGATTATCAATATTTGAGAAGTAATAAGTCATTTCTTCAAGACCATCCTCATCAAAGTAATCCCCAACCTTAACTTGTAAGTCCTGACTAATCTTTCTATAGTTATCTACAGCTTTCTTAGTTTCCTTAGTTTGCTTTTGAACCTGTTCAATTACTTCTGCATCAGTCATATTATCATACACTGATGTACCAGTTTCCTGATTAGTAGTAAGTTGTCTTATTTGTTCAACATCTTCTTCTCTTATATTACCAGCTTCCTCAATTATGTCATATAGGTCATTAATTCTTCCTGCCTTATCAAACATGATAACATCACTAATAAGCTGGTTATGTTCAGCATTCTTAAACTCAAAGTTATCATTGTTATCAGCAGCTTCATCCATTTGTTTTTGGTAAGCATTATGTCTGATAGCTGATTGATAATAGTTAAGGAACTCAGGTGACTGTACTCTATTATTAAGTTGGGCTACAATGGCATCATCCTTTTCACTTCTTTCTCTTATCTCTTTAATATCCTCCTTAACACCTCCTTGTAGATATACTGGTGATTGGAAACCACCCTCACTATTTCTTGTACTTCTAAAGCCCGGAATACCTACTAAACCAGTTAAACCACCAATGAAGCCTTCTTCCCATCCTTCAGCAGTACCATAGGTTTGTTGCATAGCTTTTGCAGTAGCTTGTAACCAGTCAATAGTTTCACTTTCTGCATCTGGGTCTATCTTGGCTCCATAGAAGTCATTAAGTTCAGAAGCATATTTATATCCTGCAACTTTACCTGCAACAGCTTGCCCCATTTCCTCATAAGGACCTTCTGCAATACCCTTACTTGCAATCTTTAAAGCATTTCTAAGTACAGAAGGTTTAGCTGCACTGTAACTTATAGTACCATCCTCTGCAACTGTCCTTAGTATCTGACTACCTTTCTTAGCTGTATTATACCCGCCTGCATAGAACTTACCAAACTGCCAAGCATCTGATACAGTAAGTAGTGGAATATTCAGAGCAAAGTCTATATTACCCATCTTCGCCCTATCTTCTGATAGTTTCTGTAGCCCACCATTGTAATCAAACTTAGCATCTACTCTTGCTTGTAACATAGCTTGTCCTTCTGGAGTGAGAACTTGCTCAAAAGACTTTCCATCAGGAGAAATCTGATACTGTGCAAATTGAGGAAACTCTCTAAGCATAGCTTCTTGCTCCTGTGCTGCTATTTTAGCTTGTGTATCATCAAGTTGTTGCTTATGAAGCTCAAACCAGTCTTTACTATTCTGAATAGCTTCAATTCTTGCTTCACCTAATGCACCTGAGAAAGCACCAGTAAGTTTAAGAGTAGGCTCAGCCATCTTAAGTTTCTTAGCATCCCTTGCTAATTCCTCAGTAAGTCTTACACCATCAAGGAATAAATCTCCTTCTCTGTAAGCCTGTAAAGCTGCATTAGGATTAAGAGCTTCACCTGAGGCTGTAACTGCACCTTTGAATGCTTGTCTTGCTTTATTAAGACCAAGTAACTTTGAGGTTGCACCAGCACTAATTTTACCAGAGTAGGCAGCACCAACAGCAAAACCTAAGTTCTTAAGGAACTTGTCCCCAATAAAGTTAGCTGAGAATATATTCTCATGCCAAGGGTCATTCTTCTCTGCATCAGTATAGTAATTAGGCAGAACTGACTCTGACCATTCATTTACTTGCTGCATTGTATTTGAGAAAGGATTATCCCAGAAGCCTGAGAATGTTCCTGTAGCTGCTGCATTACCTAAACCTACTATGGTACCAATAATACCATCAGCAAAGGTAGTACCTGCAAGAACAGCCCCCTTAGCCAAGCCAGCTCCTATTTGAGCATACCAAGGTTGCAACTCACCTCTTGTATTAGCCAAGTTGTCCAATTGAGTCATAGATGTGATACCTTCATCATACATACTATCACCCACTCCAACAAAGCCTACCTCTTGGGGTACAGCTCTTTGTAAGGCACTATTAGAGACTTGCTTATAATCCTCTATATTATCAATATGAGGAACATCTCTAAGAAGTCCTTCTTGCTTTAGTGCATCTATACTTTTAAGTCCCTTTAACCCACCTACTCCTTGTGTAGATGGGTCTTGGATTTGTTGATTATTTGCCATATTCTTCTACTCTAATTTAGAATCTGTATTACTTTGCCTCTTGGCAAGTGTATTGAACTTACCATAGATATAATTCATCATTGTGTTAATGTGTTTCTGAGCTTCTACATCATAACCATTCTCAAGAAGTACATTAATATTATTCATATACCCTGCCACATTTCTATCTGCATCATCTATTAGCTCAGGGTCAATAACTGCTGATTTGGTTTTACCATCCTTAGTGGCATTGATTATAAGTCCAACCTCTGGGTCATAACTTATATCACTGTCATCAGTGAAGTAATCTGAGATAGTCTCTAACTCAATAGGGTCTCCCTTTCTATTATCGTCAAGTTCATAAAGACCAGTTGATTCTGTAGCTGCTCCTAAGGTTCTTGCATTCTCTTTTATAACTTGAGTGATTAAGTCACTTTGAGTTATATTAGGTTTATATATAAAGTCTCTTACAGCACTGCTTCTAATATCAGCTTCTAACTTCTGTTCGAGTAGGTCTATATTACCACTCTTCATATTATACTTTTTGATTATCTGTTGAAGTCTTTCTGCATTCGGTTTAACCTTGTAAGAAGCTCCCCCTCCAACTACACTACCATACTGAGTTGCATGCCCTTGAGTATATCTTTCCTCTTCTTTATTGATTAATTCAGGATTAGCTCTTAACTGCTTTATGAACTGTAGTTCATCATTAAGTTCAGTAGTCTTCTTGTCTCCATTTACTTTAGTCTTAGGTACTGACCTAAATGCAGCAGAGGGGGTTCCTCCTGTATTAGCTTTCCTAGCTGTAATTAACCTTTCCTGCATTGCATAATCATAAGCCTTATTAGAAGTAGTTTGATATTGAGTTTCCCCTACTGCACTCCACAAACCTTGTCTTGCATAATCATAGGCTCTATTAAGGGTATTCTCATCATTCCAATTCTTAATACCAGAACTTCCTACTGCATCTTCCACAATACCTTGAAGTATAGGAGAAGCCTCAGGATTATTCTGTACAGCCTGCATGATTTCCTCAGGTCTGAATCCCTTCTGCATGATGGTTTCATAATATTGATTACCTAAGATTGTTCTCCACTTTCTTGGGTTTTCTCTTACTTCCTTAGCTAAATTCTGTGAAGCAGTACCCACTTGTTTGGATAATAGTGCTCCAGAATAGGATTGTGGTGATAGAGCTGGGTTAGATATTAGTTCATCTAAGGAAAGTGTAGAAGCAGGTCTATCAAATAGTAGTGTACTATCCTGAGCCTGTAATTTCCTTTGTTCATCTACTAACTCTTGTCTTCTTTTATAAGCCTGTTCTATAGGAACAACCTCAGAAGAGTATCTCCTTTTCATATCAATTAATCCTTGCCTACTTGCAGGAGTAAGTCCTTGTTTAGCTAATGACTCAGCTTGTGCAGCCAAGTCATTAGAATATTGTTTGTACATTGCATAAGCCTGTGGGTCTGTCTGTTCATTAGCCAATCTCTCAAAGACATCTGCTTTAGTTCCTAATTCACCCATACCCTCTTGAATAGTATTATATTCTTGAGTGTATGCTTGAAGTGGTTGAAGCATTTCCTGATAAGAGAATGGTCTAAACTTAGCACCACTTACAAAACTGAAATTAGCCATAAGTCAATCCTTTCTTCTTTTTAGTTTTTACTTTACCACCTTCAGCTTTCTTAGTTCCTCCAGTGTATTCTCCTTTGGTATTCACCTTAAGAACACCTGATTTAGCTAATGTATCAAGCCAGTTAGCTTGTTCATTTTCCCATCCCATATCACCTAGTCCTTGTAAGAAATTAGTTATATTAGCACTTCTTCTTGCAGCATCTTGGTCTTTAATACCCTGCCTTAATTGAGCAGCAGTTGTAGCCTGCCCTAATCTTGCTCTCTTAGCTGCATTTCTTGATTCTGCATTAAACATTGAAGTCTTAAGCCCAGTCTCAGTATTAAACATGTTAGTACCTCTATTGAATGCCTCAACTCTCTCTCTCAACTGTTGGTTATATTCCTCTGCTTGTCTTGCTAAATTACCCATGTTTTGACCATAGTTATAATCAGCAGCAAGTATTCCAGCCTGAGCATTAAGCCTATTACCACCTGAGGTATTTATTAAACCTCTTCTTGTGGCAGCAGCTTGTTGATTCATTTTATTGATATAGAAGTCTCTATCTAAAGGTCTATAAGATAGATAATTTCCAATAGGAGCATATCCTGCTGCTTCAGCACCTAAATCTACTCCACCTACTATATCAGCACTACCATAATCTGGTTTACTGAATAAATCTGTTAGACTTGCTAAACCAGAACCCATAATTGGTGCATACCTTGTCCATGTCTGCCTCTTATTATTATTATTACCTTCTGGAGCTATTTTACCAGTTTCTTCTGATTGAGCCATAAGAGCTTCAAGTTCTTCAACAGTCATTGGGTCTTCTAAAGCTAAACCATAGGAGTTTGTATCACCTCCATAAGCAAACATACTTGGGTATTCATTTCCTTTCCTATGGACTCCCTTTCTTTGCCTTGCTTCCTCTTGTGCAGTAGCTATTCTTTCCATAGCAGCTTGTAATCCTTTAGTACTTATAGGGTCATTAGGTCTTTCTTCACTTTCTCTTTGTGCAGATTTAGCAGCCTTAGCGAAGGTTTTACCTCTTAACTTGTATTCCTTTCTTATATCATCAGGTATTTCCATTCTATCAGAGAATACATAATCATCATAAACTACTTCACCTTCCTCAACTAAGTTAGGAGCACCTTCTGGGTCAACTCCTATTTGGATTCCTTGATAAGGATTTTCTTCATGAGAACCTCCTTCATCAATAAATGTAACTCCATTAGTAAAGTCTCCACCTTGTGTATTCAACCATCCCCCAAAAGCATTCCAATCTCTTGTATTCTGTGCAGTAAACTTACCTCTGTTTTTCCCCTTAATATGGATACCCCCACCTTCTGCAAAAGCATTATGTGTATTCATCTCAGGTAATGCTTGAAATGAGTTAGGAAGAGAGGTCAATCTCTGTTTAGCAATTGCACTCATCTTTTGGTTATTTAAGTATTCATTACCAAACTCATAGCCTATTGCACCACTACCAAATTCAAGTGGACCACCATAAGCAGAGAAGTTTGCTAACATATTAAAGTCATTTTGTGCGTCTATATTTTCAGCTCTTGTCTCAAAGGAAGATAGTGCTCTTTCATTAGCTTCTTTAGCTTGTT